CTACTTCTTTGCAAGCAAATCCATTAGCTGCTTGATTTGAGCATCCTTGCTCTCTACTTGCTTGCGCAGGTCTTCAATCTGTTCTTTCAGCAACTCTACTTCTTTCGAATCATTATTGCTAACAATCTGTTTATTGTGATGGGCATTATCCTCGTTCACCATATTTATATTAGGTGTTCTGTCTTTACCGAAAACCCAGTCACTTGGACTAACGGCAGCTTTATCATCAAACATTTCGCCATCAGAATTTACTAGCCATTCTTTTCTCAGACCTAGATTGTAGCAAATCTTTTGAATATCATTCTTGGTGAAAGAATACTTTGTATTACTTTCGCTCATCTTTTTATTAAGATTAGCTTGGTTTATGTCTATTACCTTGCAAAACTGAGACATCGACTTGAATTTACTTATATCGAAGCAAAACTTTAAGTTCTTCGCAATATCATTCATAATTCTTAAAATCTGTTTAGAAATTACACATTATGCGCCACCTTTCGTAAACAAAGGTTAAATAACCAAGAATAACAAAACTTTCTCTTCAAAAAGTTTGGTTATTTGAGGTTATTTCCGTACCTTTGCAATCGTTAATCAGTTACAACACTGATAGACGAAAAAGGTGGGACGGAGTTCAAAACACCGTCTAAGCTATTTATCCACTGCAAAGATAGTTATTTAACTTCGTTCCACCAAACTTTTTTGGTTAAATATAGTTATTTGAAGAGAAATAATGAAGATAGAATATAATCAAGAAGAGGTTCGTCAGAGGGTTGCAAAGGTTATAGAGTTGGGCAACTATAAGTCCACAAGGTCGTTTTCGATTGATGTTGGTCTCGATTGCTCTAACCTATCAAAAATGCTAAGAGGTAAGCAGAATTTTACCAAGGCAGCTATGATGGCTATTTGCTCTAACCTAAAGGTTGATTTACAATGGCTCGCCTACGGAAAAGGTGATGCACCTGTAATGATAGGTCAGATAGATGACGCAACACAATTACGAATCGAAAAGGCAAGACTTGAAGAACGAGTACAATGCCTAGAAAACGAAAAAGCATTTCTGCAAAGGATGCTTGAAAAGTAATAGGAGAATAATAAAATGGCAACACCGAAGAAGAAAGTAGTGGTCGAAAAGATTGCTAAGAAATGGCTGTCAACTGATGAAGCTGCATCATACATAGGTATGGGAAAGTCGTTCATAGTTGAGTTGAGAAAGAGCGGAAAGCTACCACACTGCATGATAGGTCACTCTGCATTCTTCCTCGCAAGCGATATAGATAATCTGCTTGAAAGCCATCGTATATATTAGAGTTCTGTTGTTTAATATCACCAAGTGTGGTGGATGGGCGAGTTTTTTTACTTTCGTACATATTTTAGCTCGCCCAATATGGTTTCATAGCTCAGATGGTTAGAGCGGTCGGCTGTTAACCGATAGGTCGTAGGTTCGAATCCTGCTGAAACCGCAATTCTTTTAGAATCAGTTTATCACTACAAGTGATGAAACTGAAAGCTTGAGAAGAGTTCTTTGACATATTGACGCACAGAATATAGTATGCGTGGAAAAGAAGTAGCCGGAGAGCATCAATGGATGCCGTGACCTGGCGAAAAGGACGCACGACATACGAAAAACTAGTCAGTAACAGATATTACATAGACTATACCGATGAACTATGCTGAAACATCAGCACAAGCAAAGGGCATAATATAGGTCTGTATCGTTTGCTATGTAGTATTCTAGTCGAAGTATGTATTATTTCCATCTTACGTGTAAGATATTTATAATATGTATGGAGTGTCATACGGAACGTCAATGCTAGCTGTATCGGGAATACGGAAACGATTAATATCGTGGCATTCACAAACGACAGAAAGTTCCATGGTTTTAGATACATAAAACAGCAGGGTATGGTGTAAGTGGTATTCTTGCACACCTCGCACAATAGATGATACCTCTTCTTATCGTGTGAGATAGTGGCGGTTCGATTCCGCCTCCCTGCACAAATTTTCAATTATTATTATTAGATAGTACAACGTTTATTACGAATATAGAAGTCTAGCTAACTCTGAACAGAGTTAAGTCAAAGAATGAGACTTAAAGTAGAGATTACTTCTCAATACTTTAATTAAATAACAACAAAGAGATATTTAGTGTAAACGGAAGCACGCTATACAACTTGAAGATACCGTTCTTATCGTATGGAAATGTTGGTTCGAATCCGACAATATCTCCAAAGTTCTAAATGTTTTTGCATAAATATTTTATTTGATTACTTGTTTGTTTATATGTTTATATAACATAATTTGAATTTGACAATGATGGCAATGCAGTCTGTCTGTGAAGATAGGCTGCACAAATCGCAGGTTGGAGCAGTGGTAGCTCGCTAGGTTCATGTCCTAGAGGTCGCAGGTTCGAATCCTGCACTCTGCAACACTCATTTTTTTGGTTATAAGGTTATAAGGTAAAGTTAATTAGTTTTCTAAATTTTAGCATCAAGTTCGTGAGAATATGATGCTTCTGGTTCTATGGTGTAACGGTAGCACAAGAGATTTTGGTTCTCTTAGAGATTGTTCGATTCAGTCTGGAACTACTCAATATCAATACATTTTTTATTATTAATTATCTTTCATACTTGTATGACAGCTTGTGAAAGTAGTTGTACTTTATTTATTTTATGCGCCTCCTTATGGAGGTTTTTCTTCGTTTAAAAAAGATTTTTGATTTTTCTCAACTGCTTGTGATAAGTCGTTGAGTTATGCCCTTAAAGCAATTAGGTAATGCGCTACATACGCAGATTTAAAGCTCCGACCAGTATGTAGAGAAGATGGTTCGATACCATCTAAGGGCGCATTTTTACTTTGTCATAAGAAAATGATTAAATTTTAAAATTAGGCTGTTTTTCCTTGGCGGTCAGATTATTAAGTTAGTCTGCCGCCAAGGTTTTTAAGCGAAAAGAACATGAAGATTATATATAGTATAAAGGTTCACAGAGACCACTTGAAAACGCTGCAAGGTCTGAAATGCTTGCAGTCTGTTGATGTCGGTGAAGATGGCAAGTCAATTACTTGTCAGTTCAAAGACAACAAGACTAGAGGTTGTCTGATTGCTCATACAAATGATTGGCTTGTTGAATTTGCGACAGGAGAATGGCAGAAGTTCGGTGATGCTGCTTACCAACAACTAGTTTGGAATCCGAGCAACTTTTCTAAAGAATATTAGCTATGGCTGCTGCTAGGGTTGTTCAACACAAGTACACATCGAAAGATGGTACTGAGTACGATAGTAAAGAAGAATATCTGTATCACCAAATTCTTCTTGCTGATAAACGAGTTTCTTGTATTCATAGACAAGTAAAACTCAGCATATTCAAATCCCTTTATATGATTGTGCCGAAACAACTCAAAACAAAGGTTCGGTACGATAAAAGACTGATGGTTAGCGGTCATAGCTATAAACCAGACTTCATATTTTGGGAAGATAAAAAGTTGATTGTATGTGATGTGAAATCTAAGTACACCCATTCTCTCAGGGAGTTCAGAATAACTGCAAAGGGGTGTATCAATAAGATTGTTGCACACAACAAGAAACGTCATAATGGTGAGCCGTTTGTGGTTTTTCGTGAAGCTATCCATATCAAGAAGAACGAATGGAAGATAATCGACTACCCACCTGACGGAAACAGTTATTGTGAGATTTAATTCATTCATAATTTATTTAAAATTTATAGTTAGTTATGTAAACCGCCCATACGCCGACTAAGGTTGCCGTAGAATAGGATGTGGAGTTGCTCTTTGGGCAAGAGTATGAATCGAAAACACACCAAGGGGAAATAAAACCTCTCGTAAGTTTGGCATGTGGTGTGTCTTTAGAAACGTAGGAGACGAAGCATCCTTTTAAAAACAGTTTAATTATATGAATACAAAAGAATTAGACGGTTATCTGAAATTCCTTTCTGAGAAACAGACTGCCGTTCAAGAAAGCGGTTTTGATGTTGAGGATAGCGATTTGAGTCCTCAACTATTCCCATTTCAGAAGTATTGTGTTAAGCGAGCATTGAAAGTTGGTCGCTTCGCTATGTTTGAGGATTGTGGATTAGGAAAAACGTACCAGCAATTAGAGTGGGCACAACAAGTGGTTAACCACATTAATAAACCTGTTCTTATTCTTGCACCATTGGGTGTTATAGGTCAGACAATCAAAGAAGGAGTTCATTTCGGTTACAAAGTAAATGAAATTGCTCTTACGACATTCGACCAAGACCTTGCGGCTGGTATCTATATTACCAACTATGACAATATGGATAATATAGATGCTTATCTGTTTGGGGGTGTCGTTCTTGATGAGAGTTCTATATTGAAGAACTTTGCAGGTAAGACAAGAACCGCTCTTATTGAGGACTTCAAGAATACACCTTATAAGTTGTGTTGTACCGCAACTCCTTCTCCAAACGATACTACCGAGCTTTGTAATCATGCAGAGTTCTTGAATATTATGACAAGAAACGAAATGCTTGCGATGTATTTTGTACATGATGGCGGCTCTACATCTGATTGGAGACTGAAAGGTCATGCACAACAAGACTTCTGGGATTTCGTTTCTACTTGGGCAGTCATGCTCAGTAAACCATCTGATATTGGTTTTAGCGATGACGGATATATTCTTCCACCGATGAATGTTATTGAAGACTACATCGTTACCGAGAAGAAAGATAACGGTGCTCTCTTTAATGATATGGCTGTGTCTGCAACGGATTTCCATAAAGAGCTTAGAAGAACTATCAATCAACGTCTTGAAAGAGTTGCTGAGATTGTTAATGCTTCTTCCGAGAATTGGATTATCTGGATTGGGCAAGATGAGGAAGGCAAGGTTCTTCGTGAATTGATTCCCGATGCAGTTGAGGTTAAAGGTAGTGATAGCAAGCAATATAAGAAAGATAAGTTGCTCGGATTTGCCAATAACGAGTTCAGAGTGCTTGTCACTAAGTTGAAGATTGCATCATTCGGTCTTAACTATCAGAACTGCCGTAATCAGATGTTTGCTTCACTTGATTTTTCATTTGAAGCTACCTATCAAGGTATCAGACGTTCATATCGCTTCGGTCAGAAAGATGAGGTGAATATCCACATCATTACTCTTGATACGATGCAGAACGTGAAATCATCATTCGAGGAAAAGCAAAAGCAGTTCCTTGAAATGCAGAAGTCTATGACCGAAGCTATGTGTCGTAACATCAATAATCAGATAAAGTTAAAGAAGATGGAAGTTGACAACAAGTATCAATCAAAAAACTGTGACATTCGCCTAGGCGATTGCGTACAGCTCATTCAGAATGTTCCCGATGAGAGTATAGGTTTCTCTATTTTCTCTCCACCATTTGCGGAACTTTACACATATTCCGATAAGTTAGAGGATATGGGTAATTCAAAGGACTATAAGGAGTTCTTTACTGCCTTCAAATATCTTGTTAAAGAACTATACAGAGTTCTTTGGAGCGGTCGTAACGTTGCCGTACATTGTATGGACTTGCCTATCCAAAAAGGTAAGGAAGGATATATCGGTCTTCGTGACTTCTCAGGTATGATTCTTGAAGCATTCCAAGAAGTAGGTTTCATTTATCATTCAAGAGTAACGATTTGGAAGAATCCTGTAACTGAAATGCAGAGAACAAAGGCACTCGGTCTTCTCCATAAGCAAGTAAAGAAAGATGCGGCTATGAGTCGTGTCGGCATCCCTGACTATCTTATGGTATTCCGTAAGGAAGGCGAGCATGAACACCCAGTTCATTGTGATATATCTGTTGATACTTGGCAAAAGTACGCTTCGCCAGTGTGGATGGATATTGATTACTCAAATACTCTCAATGGTTCTAGCGCACGTGGTGCTAATGATGAACGGCACATCTGCCCACTTTCTCTGGACATTATAGAAAGAGCGGTTACTTTATGGAGTAATAAAGGCGATGAGGTTCTTACTCCATTCCTTGGAATCGGTTCAGAAGTATTTCAATCAATCAAGATGGGTCGCTTTGGTGTCGGATTCGAATTAAAGGACAGTTACTTTGATTTGGCGGTAAGAAATTGTAAAGCTGCCGAGGCTGATACAAATGCACCTACATTGTTCGATATGTAGTTTTTCATTTGCCCATTATATATGCAATTCACGTGAATCGGTGTGGTGGAACTTGCGTGAGGTTCACTATGTAATAGTCTGAGCACTGCACCGATTATTTTTTTGGATATTATTTTCTTTCATAACCAAGCCCAACCGATGATAGTGTTCCTTGGGCAAGAACGATAATGGTACGACACTGCTAGAAATAGTAGCACTCTTGAAATTTGGTGGCTATCATCGGTACTTTAGATGTCTTTAGAATAGGTCAATGTTTAACGAGCCAAGGCAGTTCCGACCGACCATCGGGAAATAGTCAATACAATCCTTGTAGGATTCATCACTTAAATTTTGCCAACTGCCGAGGCTCTTTTTTTTGCAAAGTATTGGAGGTGTATAATGGCGAGATTAACGCTTGAAGACTTGCGAGCAGACCCTTTGGTAAAACCAGATTTTGATATTCTGAAAAAAATAGGCTTATCTGAAAATGAACCTTGGGGATTTGTTTGTAAGATGTTAGATTTTTGTGATGATGAATATTTTAATCTTAAAGCTAAGAGTATGTTCACTGTATATATAGCTGGTTATTTTTCATGTTTTCACAAATTTAATTTAGAAACAATTAAAGAAGTTTTCAAATAATGAAAGGTATGTTTTATATTAGCTATCTTGTTGCTATGCTTGTTCTTGTAGTTGCTACTGAGATAATCAACTTCGCAAGCAAGACTGTATGCGGCAAAAAAGTTATCAAATGTTTTGATTTATGAGTATAATTTTATTTGCACTTGCTGCAACCGCTCTTATGTTCGCAGTCGTTGGCGCAATATCAATGATGCTAGGTTGGGATAAAGAAGATTAGCAAAATGAGAAGCGAATCAAGGCGCAGCCAGCTCGACCACGAAAGATATATGAGAAATCGTGAAGAAAGACTACAAAAGCAAAGAGATTATTACAGAGACAATACTGAACTTTGCAAGGCTAGTGTAGCACTATGCAAAAAGAAAAGAGTAGAAAGAGAAAGATTATTATTGTTTAATTAATTAAATATGTAGCTATTATGGCAAAAGATAAAATTAAGTTGGTTTTCGAGATTGACCGTTTTAAGGTTATCGGTTGTGTCGCACGTAACTGTGAGACAAAGGAAGAGTACGATGAATTGGTGAAAATCATCAATGGTACTGATGAGGTTGTTCGCAATGACAAAGAAATCGAGAAGACAAATTGTGTACTGATTCTCGACCAGTTGTTGCACGACAACGAGAATTTGGCTCTTCGCAAACGTTTGGAGAGCGAGGATGAAACACTTCACAATGGTGAAGGTGGCAGTGGTGATGGTGACGGCAACGTAAAGTGCATCGAAATCAAAGGTGAGGTTGCCAAAGAACTCTTTGATAAGATTGCTTCTTTGGCTGATAATGGAAAGGATGGTGAGTAATGAGAGCAAGGACAGCATCTTGGTATGAGACTAGAATCAAGTACCAAAAGACGATGGAGGATGGCTCGAAAAAAGTAGTCAACGAACTTTATGTTGTTGATGCACTTTCTTGCACCGAGGCAGAAACATCTATCATTGATGAAATGAGTTGCTATATTAGTGGTGATTCTGCCGTTACAAGCGCAAAGAAAACCAACTATGGCGAGATTTTCTTCTCTGACTTGGATGATGATGATAAGTGGTACAAGGCAAAACTCCAGTTTATCACTATTGATGAGAAATCCGAAAAAGAGAAGCGTTCTAACGTAACTTATCTGGTTCAGGCTAAGTCGTTGGCACGTGCTCTTCGATATATTGATGAGGTAATGGGGAAAACAATGATTGATTACGACATCGTAGGTCTCAACGAAACAAAGGTCTTCGATGTATTCGAACATCACGCTCCATCTTCCGAAAACAAAGAGGAAAAGAATGAGTAAAATCGACAAACTTATAGCATCTATGCCGTCAAGAATGGCTAATGCAGTAATCCATCAACGCAAGTTACATGCTTGCTTGATGGAACTTACTGCAAACAAGTCAAGAGAAGTGGCGGCTAGAGCTATTTTTCTGAATTACCAAGATGGTGATGGCAGAAAGTTAGGTACGATTCCACATTATTACGAAAGACCTACAACTACTGGTTCTGTAATGGTGGAAACGTACTTTAGTTATATTGATAGAGTACATTAATTTTAAAATCTATACAAATGGATATAGAACAGTTAAATAAAACGCCTCATAATCAGATTTGCGACTTGGCAAGGGATAAGTTTATTGAGGTGTACAATCAGAAGTTCGGAGAGGGTGGAGAAGTGTTCTTTGAAGAACAGAAGGCTCTGTTTAATAATGAGCTTCTCAACGGCTCGTTTAAGGGGTATCTCGAAAAAGCAACATCGTTGAATATTCACGATGCCTTTATGAATTTAGCGATTAATGGATTGTCGCTAGAAAAGGGAACTACAACACTCTGTTACCTTATGGGTTATAGCAACTACGACAAGAATACCCGACAATCAACTTATACTGCTAAGATTACATATACAGGATATGGTGAGATTCTTCTTCGTCAAAGGGCTGGACAGATTCTTCGTTGTGACAACCCTGTAGTGGTATATGATTGCGATGATTTCCGCTTCGGTGAGCGTGACGGTCATAAATTTGTTGATTATGTGAAGACCTATCCACGACCAGCAAATTCACGTATCGTTGCTTGTTACGTAAAGATTATCCTTCCAAATAACTCATACGATTACTTCGTTCTTGACCGTGAAGGTATCGACAGATTGCGTGAATATTCTGCTAAATTTGGCGGTCAAGACCACAAGGCTAACGCTCTATATGGAGGTAGTTATACTGGTAATGATGGCAAAATGTACTTCAAGGATATTGATACAGGATTCCTTATCTCTAAGACTTGTAAGCATGCTTTTAAGACTTATCCTAAGTTACCTGTCGGTCTTGGCGGTATGTTACAAGCTGATATTGACAGCCGACCTCAACAACAGCAGCAACAAGAAGCATTTGGTGCTTCGCAAGCTGAAACACAGAAAAATGGTGTTAAGGCAAAGGTTGACGATGATTCTCCATTTTAATTTATAAAGTATGGCTGAAAATACAGAATTGCAGTTGGTACAACAACAAGCCAACAATATTACAAGACAGATTGCAACGCTCAAATCAGATACAGAAAATGCGGTGCAAGCTAACAGAAAGTCTTATGAGGCATGTGTTCAGGCAGGTGAATCTCTTCTGTCTGATATTAGTGCTTCTGGTATGAATGATGCTCTTGACGAGAAAGCTGCTGAATTTATCAAGAAGGCTAAACTGACAGAGAAAGCAATGACGGAGAAACGTAAGGGTGTTACCCAAGTGTTTGATATTGTCCGTAAGGGATTTACGATGATGGAGAGCCTTATCTCTGCCAAGAATACAGATTCAGTTGTCTATAAGATTCAGGAGAAGCGCAATGAATATGCTGCCTACAAGCTAGAACAGCAGCGTAAGGCTGAGCAGGAGCGCCTGCGCCAGGAGCGTATCAAAGAGGCTAAGATTAAGTTGAAGACTGATACTATTGATACGCTCAACAATCTTCTTACTGAGCATTCTTCTGCTGCTATCAACTCACTTAATAATACGTTCTCTCTTCTTACCCTTGATAACAAGGATGAAGTTAAGAAACGTATTACAGAGTGTTCTGATGTTCTTGACCTCGGACATCTGTTCGTTAATAACAAGCCTTCATACTCTTCTGAAATTGAAGAGAATGACGCAAAGGATATTATGAACGGCGCATACAAGGAAATTTCCGCATCATTGCTTGCGTCTTATAAGCAGACTGTCACTGCTACACGTGACGAACTCCTTATGAAGTTTGATTCTAAGATTGCTGAACTTCTTGAAATCAAGAAGGCAGAAGAGGAACGCAAACGTAAGGAAGAGGAGGCACGTAAGGCTGAAGAGGAACGCAAACGCAAGGAAGAGGAAGCACGTAAGGCTGCCGAGGAAGAGCGCAAAAAGCAAGAAGAAATTCAGCGCATCAAAGATGAGGAGGAGCGCAAGCGCAAGGAGGCAGAGCTGAAAGCTGCCGAAGAAGAACGCAAGCGCAAGGAGGCAGAACTGAAAGCTGCCGAAGAAGAACGCAAGCGCAAGGAGGCTGAAGCTGCCGCTGCCGAGGCTGAACGTAAGGCTAAAGAAGAGACTATCCGTAAGGCTGATGAAGCAGCCAAGGAAGAGCAGCAACGCAAGCTTGCAGCAGAGCAAGAGAAACGTGATGCTGAAAACGCAGCACAACATGCTACTGCACAAGCTCAATCGCTCTTCGCTCAGACTTCTGTTGGCAACACAAGTAAGCAGAAAATAAAGGTCACAAAACGTCTTGTCGTTACTGACAAAAACGCTTGGCTCGATATTATTCAGCAGTGGTGGACGATTGAGGGTTCTTCTATGTCACCTGACAAACTTGCTTCTAAGTTGGAGTTTATGCGCAAGGCTTGCGAGAAACATGCTAACAATGAGGAAGAGTATATCGTTTCTCCTTATATTAAATATGAGGATGAAGTAACAGCTAAGTAATATGGCAGAGCAACCGTTTGACCCTTATTATTCACGTGGTGAGGTTTCCAACTCAGACCTCACCGCATTGAAGTTCGCTCTTAACCCACAGCTTAACTTCGTTAAGAAATCAGACAAGAAAAAGGCATTCCATCTTGGTACTCTCGTTGATGCTCTCGTTACTGAACCAGAAAAGTGTAATCATTACGCTATGACGGTTGATGATGAGAAATATACAGAGAAGGATTGGAAATGGGGATTAGACAGACTTGCGGTATTAAAGAAACAAGCAACAAAGGACAGATTTCTTGATTTTGTTTTGAAAAATGCGGTCGGTCAGAAAACATTTATCAATCCACACATGAAGATGGAATATCAAGGTTTCGAGTTTGAACTGCCTGTACGATGTAAATTCGATTGGTGGCTTGGCGAGTTTGGTGGAGACTTGAAGACTACCGCAGCTACGTCACAAGAACAATTTGAAGCTCAGATTGATTTCGTGGACTGGGATAGAAGCCGTGCATGGTATATGGACTTGACGCACAGCATTGACCCTAGATACGGAAATCAAGACTTTATCTTTGCAGTTTCAAAGACTAAGAAGAAAGTATTCTACAAAAAGATTGAACGTGGTGACGAGTTGTATTTGCGTGGTAGAGAGAAGGCTCTTGAATGGGCTTTCAGAATGTGGTGTTTATTATAATTATCATTATGTCAGATAAACCAAAATTATACGATTATCAAGAAGAGGGTGTACGCATGGAACTCGCTATGAAGCGTTGCATAAATGGTGACGATATGGGAACTGGCAAGACGGTTCAATCCATCGTTGCCATTGAACGTGCAAAAGCGACTCCTTGCTTGGTTATTTGCCCTGCTGCCCTCAAAGTTAATTGGGAACGTGAAATCAAGAAATTCACAAATCTTCGTCCGCTTATCCTTACGGATTCTGTAAACGCAACATACGGCTATCATCTTACTAAGATGGATTTGTATGATGTGGTTATATGCAATTACGAGTCTCTTGCGAAATATTTTGTTGTGGACTTGGGTTCTAAACCATTAAGACTTAAAAACTTTTTATTCCGTAATGAATTGAAAATTATCAAGTCTGTAATTATTGACGAATCTGCAAGAGTTAAAGACCCAACGACAAGGCAGTCAAAAATAATAATGGGTATTTGCCAAGGTAAGGAATATATCTACGAGCTGACTGGTACGCCTGTGGTTAACCATGCTACTGATATGGCTTGTCAGTTGGCTATTCTTGGTAGAATTGATGAATTTGGCGGATATGGCGAGTTCTGTAATAGATATGGAGAAAACGAGAATCTCGAAGAGCTTAATCAAAAGATTCACGAAACATGTTACTTCCGTAGGGAAAAGAAAGATGTGCTCAAAGATTTGCCTGAACTAACAAGAACAACAATTAGTGTTACTCTTGATTCTGAAACACAAGAAGAATATGATACTTGTCAGAAAGACCTGCTTACATTCCTTCTTGAATATAAGAATTGCTCTGAGGATGAAGCTAGAAAAAAGCTACGAATGAAGGCATTAGTTAAATTTATGAATCTTCGTTCTATATCTGGAAAGGGAAAGATGAAGGCAACAATCGAGTTTCTACATGATACGGAAGAACAGATAATTGTGTTCGCAGAACATCGTGACGTTGTTGATGCAATAAAAAAGGAGTTTCCTAATGAGGTATGTTCCGTTACTGGCTCTGATAATCAGCAGCAGAAACAATGGGCTATTGACTCTTTCCAAGCTAAGAAAAAGAGAATAATCATCTGTTCCATTAAAGCTGCTGGTGTAGGATTAACTCTTACGGCTTCATCGAATGTCGTATTCACAGAGCTACCTTGGACGATGGCAGACTTATCTCAGTGTGAATGCCGTGCTTATCGTAACGGACAGAAGAATGCTGTTACATCGTGGATTCTGATGGGAATTGATACTATTGACAGTTATCTTTATAGCTTGATTATGAAGAAAGGTTCTATAGCATCAAAGGTTACTGGTGAGCAAGATTCCGCTATTAAGGATGTTGCCTACTTTGAAGAGTTGGCTGATTTGGTTTTACAAAATTCTTTAAATAAAAAATAATGGAAATTCAAGGAAAAGTTATTGCCGTTTTACCTGAAAGAAGCGGCGTTTCTGCAAGAGGTGAGTGGAAGTCTCAGACCTATGTAATAGAAACACAAGAGCAATATCCTAAGAAGATGGCTTTTGACGTTTTTGGGGCAGATAGAATTGCTAATTTTGGCATTCAGCTCGGTGAGGTTATTAACGTTAGCTTTGATATTGATGCACATGAATATCAAGGCAGATATTTTAATCAGATTCGTGCTTGGAATGTTACTAAGGTGTCACAACAAGCTACTGCACAAGCACCAGCAGGGGTGGCACAACCATCTGCACCTTACACTCCACCTGCACAACCGCAGCAGCCACAATCTGCTGCTCCATCATCTGACCCTGATGATTTACCATTCTAGCGTAGAGTTAATCAAACGAGCATTCAACGCTTATGTGGTTCAATCTAAAAAATGTGTTTGAGCTAGAAAAATTTAGAGCAAAAGTAACCGAGTTGGAAACCAAAGGTGCTATGGTAGAACTGAAAGAGAAGCGTGGGCGTTCCTTAAATCAGAATGCCTACCTTCATTTACTTCTATCAGCATTTGCTCTTCAATACGGCTACACTCTAGACGAAGTTAAGACACATTACTATAAACTGGTAGTGAACAAAGATATATTCCTCAGAGAAGGGATTGATAAATTTACAGGAGAATGCTATAAGTATCTTCGTTCTTCTGCTGACCTTACGAAAGACGAAATGAGTAAATCAATTTCTGATTTCAAATTGTGGGCAAAAGAAGAGGCTGGTTTTGATTTTCCCGACTCTGATGAATATATCGCACTACTGCATATTCAGCATGATATTTAGAAAAACGAGCAATACTTGCAGTAGTATTGTGTAACATACAATTTTAAATACAATGGATTCTTTTAAGATTAGCAAAGAACAATATTGTGATTTAATGAAACTTGATAGGACAAATGCCGTAAACTTGTTTGTTTATCTTCTAGCAAATGCAGACGATAACGGAACATTGATTGTTAGCATCCGCAAGATTTCGAGTGAACTATGTATTGGAGTGCAAACCGTAAGAACGTTGCTTAAACATTGGTATATAACACACATACTAACACACCAAGTAACACACCAAGGTAGCGTAATAACTATTTGTGATATAAAAAGTTACAAAGGTAGGAAACGTGCTGCTAACGCATCAAGTAACACACTTGCTAACACACAAAAAACTATCGAGGAGCGAAAGAAAGATTTCGCAGAAAGTTTGAAACCTTACCTCGAAGAGTACGGAAAGGATATGCTGAATGATTTCTATCGGTACTGGACGGAAATGAATAATGGTGGAAAAAAAATGCGGTTTGAAATGGAGAAAGTATTTCAAATTGCAAGCAGATTGGTTACGTGGAACAATAACAACAAATATCATTATAAGAAAGCCAACAATCTTCCTGTTGGTATGAATTTACAGAATAGTAAAAATAAAGATTACACAAAAGGACTAGATAGATGGAACAAATAGATGGCGAATATTTCAAGAACCTTATATCTCAGATGCGAAATACTGGTTATCCGCAAGAAATTGACAGAGTACAAATAAGCATTCCTAATGCAGAGAAACGTTTGCGTGGAGGCTTGCAATATGTAGTCAATATGAAGTCTGGATGCAATGCAGAATGGAACGAACACAATTACCGCCCTATTGTTGATTGGATGACAGACAACAAAGGAAAAGGGTTATTGATGTTCGGCGGTTGCGGATTAGGTAAGTCGGTAATCGGAATGTATATCCTTCCTCTTCTTATTAAAGATGTACATAAAAAGGTGGTAAACATCTTTAGCGCACAAGAGTTGAACAAAAAGATTGATGAAATTCTCAAACTTCATATTATTTATGTCGATGATATTGGTACAGAGGATAATCTTAACTCTTATGGCAACAAGCGTATGCCATTTGCTGAACTTTGTGACGATGCTGAGAAGAAGGGAAAATTGCTTATCCTTACCACAAACCTCAGTATTGACGAGCTTACTGAGAGATATGGAGATAGAGTTGTGGATAGACTGATAGCAACAACAAAAGCAGTTCCTTTTACAGGTGATTCTTTGAGAAAGTAATTATGGCAGACGTAAGTAAAATGGCAGAGGAATGGCTCAATGAGCATCCTGACGCATCCAAGAAAGAAATATGGTTAGCTGGTTATTGGAAATCTACCGATAACTGGTGCAATCGAACTAAATAATTTAATAATTATGACGCAGAAAGAACGTATTGAGAACGCAACCACAAAACAAGCGGTAGTGTTTATCGGTGTTTATTCTTGGGTTATCCTAAGAAATATAGGAAGAGCAATCAATAAGGCGGTACACAAGCTGCCTTGGTTGTTCATAGTTGTAACAATAGTAATATCATTCATCGTTAGCTTCGTCTTTATTTCTAAGGCTAGAGCAGAGCGAGATAGTTACAACCAGAAGTTAGTTCATACAACACAGCAGCTCGATAGCTTCTATGCTGCATACGGAAACATTAAATCAAAGTAATATGGACGAAATGGTAATCAATAATTTGTCTGCACAAGCAACTACAGAATGCGGACTATTACAGCAAGAACTTCTGAAATCGTTTGTTGAGGCTAGAAAACAAAGAGGTATTACAGAAAGCCTAATGAAAAGATTAGCGGTAAAAAAGATGAATGCGATAGAAGATATGTATGGAAACGTACATGTTACCAATGATAAATTTGGCGAGTGTGGTAGCGACTTTTACATTGATGCAACCGCTGATAGAATTACGTTGTCTCTAAAATATTACGTTAATATAATTCCATTGGACGGATTATCTAATCACGACAAAAGAATTGCTAAACGTTACAACTATTGCGTGTATAACTACGATACAGCCAATAATGTATCATCTGGTTTTAAGACATTTCGACCTTGGGGTGGTCTTACAGGTAGTTGCGATTGGAGTTACTCTATTGATGATATTCTCAAAAGTGATTTTCTAACTGAAGGCATTAGTGTTGATAATGCAATAGGTGGTGTGTTTAAAGTCTTTCTTAAATAGTATGCAGACAAATTGGAATCCAAATAATTCGTGTGTACTCGCAAGTGTTCCTCTTGCAGTTCCATCAAAAGAACAGATAAGCAAACTCTACATGCTTTTTTACTCGATGGTTGGCGGCTTTGCTAAAATTGTCAAGTCTAACATAGATGAAACATTTAAACTGGTATCGGAAGATGAAAAGCTATTTAAGTTTGATGTAAAGAGAAGAATGACAGAGGCGAAGGAATTTTCAGATGAACTGATTGACTTATTCAAAGAACGAATGAAAGCTGACGGCATGTCTGAGATATGGGATAAGCTTACTTTTATCATCAAGTTCAATCTACAAGATGATGTAAGGAAATGTTATTATGCGTTAGATAACCAATTTTCAAAGCATCATATTGAAAGACATAAGATGTACACAATGACTGTTATGTCTGGAATATTGAGCGGAATGCTTGAATCTTCTGTTTCTGCATTTAAAAAGACAATGGATGAATATAATGGTTCTTGGGCAACAAATATAGCCGAATACTTTATTATCCCAATTAAGGGTGTTCATTCTCGTATGCGTAATGCAGTGGAAGCTATATATCCTGAATCTGTAGATAAGAAAGTGTTTTCAGAGTGCCCTGACAAACTCTCTCTCGGATTCGAAATCATCGGTAAAAAGGTGCTTGATTATAAACGTGCCGAAAAAGCACTTGCGAATGCTTGCATATTCAGTGGTCTTAATCTTGATATAAACGGAATTATCATAGATGGAGAATATGCGCAAGATAATACTGGCACTCCTTGGAATGAAGCTCAATTAAGAGCATTAAAAACAGGTTACCAAGACTCCTCTAACAAAGATATTGCTAGAATAGTTGGCAGAAGCGTTTACGCGGTCGCTAAACAAGCTAAGAAACTCGGATTGAAGAAATCTGAGGAGTATCTTAGAGAAACTAGAATAGCTAACTTAAAACGTAAGAAAAATGAAAAAGATTCCAAAACTTTACACAAAGAACAGTAAAGGTCGCTACGAGGAATACAAGATTCCTGACCTCGATATATCGAAGACGTTCTATCGAAAGATAAATGGAAAATACGAGCCTGTTAGTATGCTCTCGTATAGTCCTCTAGAAGAGGGCGTGTGGGTAGTCACTCGCGAAAGTTCGACAATCGAACATATCCGTGGCACTTACCTTCGTGAGTGCTTTCATCTTGATAAGGCTGCCGACATTGAGCGTTTTCCTCTGTCTAAGATGGGGCACATCAAGAAGGTTGCAGAACGTATCATTGATGAGCTGAGACTTGGTAATACAGACACTAGAGTTATGACAAATCACGAACTTGTCAAGTTGGTTGTCGGGCTTGTTTATAAATATAACGAGGAGGTCTAATTATGGAAGATTTACCTATTGGCGCAGAAGTCGTGTTAAAAGTAGTTGAGACCAAGGAAGCTGATTGTACTGGTTGTTTCTTTGATGAAATTGCAAACATTATCAATATAGAAACGTGTAATCGAATCAAGTGCGCATCAAATGAGCGAAAAGACGGAAAGAATGTTCAATTTATAAGAGTAAAGTGATTATGAAGAAAATCAAAAGTAAGACAGTTCGTGACTATGTTATGAACGATATGGTATGGAAGGTTGATTTACCGGCGTTCTTAAAAGAAATTGTTGAGTGTTCATCCAATACTCCTTATGCTATAACTTTTAAGATTTTGGCACAGGTACTTAATGTACTCATAGAAAGGGCTATTGAAATTAATGACCCTGCACTTAACATTATTATGCTCAACCTTGGACTTTACGAAGGAGCGCATGATAAGAACGTAAATGAGGTTATATCTCAATTACGCAAGTTGATTACTGGTAATCAAAAATAGGAGGGCTAGGTATGATTAGAGACGGTGCAAAGATAATTGTAACACAAAATGGTGTATCACTAAAAGAAGCCTTGACTAAAGAAGTAGTTAAGGCACTCAATAAAGAAGCTTCCATCTATATGAATTATGAAATCCCCGAAGTAAAGCTTGGTGGCAACCCTCCTAGCGGCAAGGAAAATCGCAGAACTAGGAGAATGTTAGAACTTAGAAAAAGAAAGGGTAGATTATGAATGGACTACTATCAATAATTGGCATGCAAACTGAATTGGAATACCAAATGGGTGATGATTTTCCTTTTGGTTCTCCACGTATTAGATTTAATGTTCCGAAAGGCAACATTCCATCTGATAAGCGGAAGTGTCAGCTAAAGGCGCAGCATGAGTTCACCATCAATGGTGTTAAGATTATGGCAGCTTCAAAGAAAGATGCCATCAAAAAGTTTAATCATCGTAAAAAGTAAAGAGATATGTTATACGAAGCAAAACAAGGGACAAAGGCTTATGAATACATTAAGAGTATTCTCGATGCAGAATTTGAAGAGCATCAAGCCTACATGAAAAGAGTAGAAGAAGCCGTAGGTTTCAAATTTGAAAAATATCAGGGCTATCAGCCTAACAGAACTCTCACAAGAGTGTACGAGATTACCGCTATATGGGTTCTTTCTGAGCGTTACGATACGTTAGATAAGAAGGTGTGGAAGAAGGTAGACGGCGTAAAATTGGAGGACGGTTACTATATAGCTATTGCGCCTAACAAGCGTAGTAAGCAAGGTAAGGCAATAGCAGCAGTACTTACATCATATAAATCCTTTACTCATCATTTCCAGATATTGAAGGAACTGAATATCGAAGTTCCGCACGTCAGCCGATTCTCCATCACCCAGCTTTTACGTCACAAAGACCGCATTTTCGTTTACTTCGATGATAGTATTAGAGCTGAGAAGCAAAATCCAGACTTCGTGGAAATCACGATAGGTGAGTATGAAGATTTCGTTAATAAAAAGGACTAAGCTATGGATAAACTAGAATACATTCCAGGAGATTTGGTGATGACAAATGGAGTACCACTAGGTACAGCACAGAATGTCGTTTACAAAGTAACATCATCTGACCCATCAAAGACTTTGAAGTTGGACGATGGAACGGTTCTGAAAGGTGTTGTCTGCTTAGAGAACATCGAAGGTGCGGAATTTGGAGAGAAAGGCTATCTCTCAGGTGACTGCTGTGCTTGGGTTAAGAATATTGTACCAATACCTCTTACTTCTGAGATTCTAAAGAAGAATGGATGGAAGGATGATGGCTATGATTGGTATAGATTGCCAACAAAAAGAGCTTATCTGTATATAACAAAAGATATAACAACTTTGGGTGAGTTCTTGGTGTGTGTAGGTCTAGACAGACATAATCTTGCTAGTATTAACTTTGTCCATCAACTCCAGCACCTTCTATTCGGTCTTGGTATTAATCACGAAATGGAGGTGTAGGTATGGCAAAGTGTCCTTTTAATAAATATAAAGAGTGTCAAGAATCAGATTCGAGATATTGTTATTGTACTCTTCCATGTGATGTGTATAATAATTATAAGAATAAGTTGTTAACTTAAAAGTATAGAGATATGAAATTAGGAGAACTCAGAAAAATCATAGCAGATATAGACACAGTATATGATAATTGTGATGTAACTTGTTATGAGAGCAATGGTAATTTAGGATATGCAAGTATTGCAACTACTGCTTATCTTGGGAAGACGTATGTAAATCAAGGCTATCCTATACGTAGAACATTTCAAATTCAATTTGAATTACCAGATAAAATTAAAAATAATTATTTAAAGTAACTAACCGCCTTTGAGGCATAAATAGAAGTAATATGAAAAAGATTATTTTAGCAGCCTTGGTCGTTGCAAGTTTGTTCGCTTCTTGCTCTAGCGAGAAGACTTTTAAAAAGAAAGATGGCTCTACGATTACAGCAAAGCCTTATGGCTGGGCTAGTAAGGAAAACAAAGTAGAAGGTGTTAACTACGAGTTGAATGCTCCAGATGTTGTAGCATCTATCATCTTCGCTCCATCTGTTATCGCTCCAGTTCTGCTGACAGCTTACGATGTATGGGAACCAGTATCATATACTGAGCCATCTAAGTAACTAATCACCATCTCCTGTAAAAGGGAGATGGTAAAAAGAAGAGAATATGGACTTAGTAATTACAATATTAGGTTGGATTGCATTAGGCGTTATATCTGCTTATCTGTTAGTAATAGTAGGTAAAATAATCTTTGATGCTGCAACCGCTGATTATAAGTTATACAAGCATGTAAGATTGTGTCGCAAAAGATTGCTAAGACAGCGATATGAAGATTACGCTTGGCTGTTACTACAGTTAGAAAAAGATACGGAAGTTTTCAATCTTACTCATAACACAAGAGATTGGACTTTTGAAGATTGGAGCGAATTTTATCTTAAAAAAGCAAAGGAGGATAAGCAATGAGCAAAGATAAAGCAATAGTTCACATTAATAATGTTTCCAAGATGATTGGCTCAAAAAGAATAAAATTGAGTGAAGGTATGGCAATTCATATTCAAAACGAGTTAGTCTTGGCACTTAAAGAATTGGAGGACTAAGTATGACAGAAGAAATTTATAACAAAGCTACAAACCTAAGAAGCATAATCGAAAAAGAAAAGAAAGCTCTTAAGTATTGGAAGGAAGCAGTAGATGCAACAGAAGAAACTATCACATTGTCTAATGGACTAGGATACAATGGGTATGAAAAAACTTCCATTTTTAGGTTCATATCTTTTAAAGAATTGAAAAATATGGCTATTGAGAGACTTACAAATAGTTTAGAACGACATCAAAAAATGTATGAAGAATTATAATGGAGAACTAAATCATGAACAGAAATCAAGCTAAAGAATTTTATCCTATCCTGCAAGCTTATGCTGAAGGAAGGGTAATTGAGTGTAGAACCAAACCAAGTGCCATAGAAGATGAGAACGTTCCGAATGAATGGGCAGAAATAAAGGTTATAGAGTTTAATGGCAATAAAGAGTATCGCATTAAGCCAAATCTAGAACCTGGATCCGAGTACCGTCCTTTCAAGGATGCTATAGAGTGCTGGACTGAAATGCGTAAACATAAGCCGTTTTCAATCTTGAAGGATAAAAAAGATGGACATCGGATTCAAATCTCTTCTATCTCTGATGGAATTAATTCAATTAGTTCAAGTCCAGATTCAAATTTTTGTTGTGATTTTAAATACAGAATGGAGTCATGTACATTTGATGATGGTGCTCCGTTTGGCGTAAAAGTGGAGGAATAGTTATGGGAGTATCAAGGAGAGCCTATCAAGAATTGATAGACGGAGATATAGAATGGCTTCTTAGACAGCCTAGAGACCTCAAAAGAGAACATATAGAGGCAGTGCTAAGAAAGAGTGTTGAACTTTTATACGGGAAGGAAGAATAGCTTATGTATAGACCGATTACAATGTATCAGATTGTTTGTGATAAATGTGGTGTAGTATTTGGCGGTACAGAGACTTGCTCTTCACTATTCAGCAACAAAGAAGTTGATATTGGCGACTACTCTGATTGGGAAGAAATAGATGGTAAACACTATTGTCCCGATTGCTATGAGGTAAAAGTCATTGATGGAGTGTATAACGTTAAAGCAAAATAGATATGAAGATAGAAAATATCAAATTTAAGGCTAAACGTCTTGACAATGGAGAATGGATAGAGGGTGAAATCTCTCATTTTGAAAATACTATATGGATAGTACCTATTGGTCATGAACTATTCCAGTTGGGATGTGCTGAAGTCGACCAAGATACTATCTGTATGTTCACAGGACTGAAAGATTGCGATGGCAAAGAAATTTGGGAAGGTGATATGCTTTCAAATGTCACCGATGATAGTCCTGACGGAATAGTAGTGTTTAAATATGGCGCATTTTCTTTACTCGCTAAGAATGGTCGTGATTTTTGCGTTGCACTAACATACCTTCTGAGTGAGAAAGATTCGTTAAATAGATTTAAGGTCGTCGGCAATAAATTCGATAAGGAGAAGTAGCGTATGAATATAGGAATTTTATATCTTTGTATGAGTTTTATCTACATCCTGCTTGTTTGCTTGGATGGAGAAGATGTAAAACCGAAACGAAAACAATGGCTAGCTGACAAACTAGGCATCAAGCCAAAGATAGAGGTTAGATACATAAAGCCACAAGTCGTTAAGCTTCATTCAAGAGTTACAATGTCAAATTTTGAAATGCAATACTATTGCCGTGACAAATTTGGCATAGAGCAATTGAAGAGAAGAGCAATAGAAAGTTTGTATGATGAAATTCTTAAGGGAATGAAGGCAAATGGATTGGTTTCCATTTCGCAATATAAAGACATCTATACAAATAGCACAATTTATGAGGGGACATGTGAAATTTATAAAAACAAGTAGCTATGAAGAAGAAAATATTTGACTTCTCGGAGGCTCTGAGAAGAATGAAGGAGGGAAAGAAAGTGAGAAGGGTAATTTGGGAAGAATGTGGAGCTTATATCCATATTGTCTCTGTGACTATTGTGGCTGTATGCGATGGCAAATTCTTTCCTTGTGTTTTCAAAGATTCTGAGGATATTCTCGCAACAGACTGGGAGGAGGTGTAAGGATGAAGAAGAAAATATTGACCCTCACCGTCAGCAAGCAATGGTTCGACATGATTGCGGACGGAAGAAAGAATGAAGAGTATCGGACAATAAAAGGATATTGGGTAAAACGCCTTTTCTTATTATGGAATGAAGATACTTGTACCAACGAGAAGATACCCACTCATTGCGTTAAAAACTGGGATAGTATTAGCCCCGAAATGGCTAACTATTGCATCAATAGTCCATATTACAAGGCTATTCCTTACACACACGTCCTCTTCATCAACGGCTACCGAAAGGATAGCCCACGTATCGAAAAGGAGATTGAGAGAATTACCATCGGGAAGCCTAAGAGAGGCTTATGCCCCGACAAATGGCTTGATACCGAGTTTTTTGTTATTAAGTTTAAGTGATATGAGCTACAAAGAAATAGTTTTAAATTACATAATAACTCACGATGTTCCGTGTCTTCTTAGAGGAGATATAGAAGATGGGTTACGAAAATGTATATCTGACGATGATGTGTATGAGTTAATTCTTCGAATTAATCATAGACTTACTGTTGATAATTGTGCCGTAAGGGGCTATGATAGTGTTTACGTTCCTATGCGTTATGCAGACGAAATAGCTAGTGATTGTATTTTGAAAGTATTAGATAAAGCCAAAAATGAAGCAACGCAAGATGTATAAAGAAAGATGTTGCGGCAACTGTCATTGGTTTGGCAACGAAGACGTTTACGGCGTAGGATGGTGCAGCAATAACGAGCACGAATCATCTTGCGACCAAGTATGTGATGAATATGAATTTTAAACTTTAAATATTAAAATGGAAAAGATTTACAGACATTTCAAAGGAGGTTATTACAGATTTATTACTGAGGTCACTAATAGTGAAACTCAGGAGAAAGAAGTTGTTTATCAGGCTCTCTATGGGGAGCACAAGGTTTGGACTCGTCCTGCTGATATGTTCTACGGAAAGGTGAACGTTGATGGCATGGAGATTGATAGATTCACCGAGGTTGTTGGTGTGCCTGTCTTATTCAAAAAGACCAACGAGAACGCTATTATGCCAACTAAGGCGCACGATGATGATTTCTGCTACGACTGCTATGCGATTTCAGAGAAAGAGATTGCGCCTAACGTATGGAAGTACGGTCTCGGATTTGCTTTGCAGATTGAAAACCGCAACAAACCTGCTGACATTTCAAGATGCTTCACGCTCCGCCCTCGCTCTTCTGTATGGAAGACTGGCATGGTTCTCAGTAACTCAGAAGCAACCATTGATGATGGTTTTGTTGGCGAGATTTCTGCTGTCTTCTATCACGTATTTCCAAAAATGCCGCGATACAATGTTGGTGATAAAATCGTGCAATTCCACCTAGAAACAAGTGACAACATCATGTTTGTAGAGACGGATGAATTAAATAAAACAGAGCGTGGCGATAACGGCTATGGCTCTTCTGATAAGAATGGTATGGTACTCTAAAGTAAAAGGTCTTACAGAGAAAGTAATTGAGTTATATCCCACGATGTCTTCAAGGGAAATAGCAGATATTACAGGATTTGCCAAGACTACTATAATTCGGTGTGCTGCAAAGAATCATCTTAGGCACACCGAAGAAACACAAAAAAGAATAGATGAATATGTAAGACAGCGGAGGTCTTCTGGTAGAAAATCATACGATTATTCTAAACTGAGTAAGAAGATTACTCATACAAGAAAGATGGAATCGTGGCGTGTAAGAAGCGGTCTAGAACAAAATACAAAATATAAAGTTCGTATCACTCCAAAGCGCATACAAAATGCGATGTATCATCTTATGCAAAAGTATGGTTATTTCTATGAAACTGTTGACAAAACTGAATTATATTACGATTCACAAACAAGACGTGTGAAAAACGAGAATTACTATACAGAAAAGTATGGAATCTCTTTTATTCTGGCTGACGAATAACTTCTGTGCATTATTATATGTTTAGGGGTGGCTATCCATCACGGACGGTCACCCCTTTTTGTTTATAAATCAACTAATAACAAAACAAAAACATTAGAAAAAACTAAGAACGTTTATGTAGTTTTAACTTCCAGTATATCCAACCCAAAAATGCGAGAATGCCTATAAAAAGACAAACTGATGCTATCTTACCTATATTCAAAAAAACTTTATCAGTCTTTGATAGTTGTTTCTCTACATATACTTTATCTTTCGATATTTTACTTATCACTGAGACTAATGAGTCACACTTGTTATGATATATCGCCGTACTATCCTTGTATTCTTTAAGACTAGAAATACTATATCTCAGCGTTTGTACATATTCCTGTGATATGTCGTGATATTCGTAATGGAATCTATCTTCTCCAATTTTATTTCCATTTGCGTCATATTTCGAGGCTGTGCTGTCTCTTATATGCGTCTTCTCTTTTGTGGTGGACTTCACGGATTCCTTATGTGATGCTTTATAAGATTCCAACTCTTTAATAAGCTTTGCGTTAAAGAGTGAATCCCACTTAGCCTCGTTACGTTTATCAGTGATGTATGTCTGTTTTTCTATCACACGTTCTTTCGTCTTACATCTACAGAACATTGATAGAATCAGCATTGCTACTGCAATAGCAATTAAAACCCTTGTTATCTTATCAATCAGTTTCATAAGCAAGCGAATTAATTCTGTTCAGCCAACCCTTCTTGAACTTTTTGTTCTGAGGTCTTGTCTGACAGATACGTTCAATAAAATCTTTTCGTTCCTGTTTGATGGTGTCGAACAGCTCTCTACCGTCTCTTGCATTGATGGCTGCAATTGTTTTCGAACCAACAATACCATCGACAGAAACGCCAAGCACTCTTTGAGGAATTTTGATGCCGTAATAACCACTGCTCCAAATCCAATCAACCAAGATGTTTGCTACATTCTGGTCTTTGATGTCATCAGCCTTCCATTTATCCCAGTAGAACTTCTTGAAGATTATGCCCCATTGCACTCTGGTCATACGCTTTAAATCGTTAACCGTCTTCTTACTGCCGAATACAGAGCGGTATGTAGCGAGAGTCACGCCCATATTAGTAGCTCCACCCAAATCATCCTTATCATTGACGAAGCCACCCTCCCATCTGAGAATGAATGGCTCAAGTATCTTATGATTTGCCATTTTTGTTTTCCTCCTCTTTTTTATCAAACTCATTGTTGAGTCTGTCAATAATCGGTTTCCAATAGCTCGGCAATGCCTTCGCAAACTCAAACCTCAGAATGTAATAAATAACTCTGAATGCAACATTCTTAGGGTACGCCTTAATGAGATTTTTAAACGAATTACATATATACACATAGCAGAATATATACGTAAGCATCTTAATCACAAATAATGCTTCTGTATTGTCGTTGCAACTTACCATGATTCCATACATGACATACACAATAACAATATACAAGAGCATTTCTAAAAGTGCGTTCTTGAACTTCGATGCAGAAAAGTTCTTACATCGTACAACACTCACGCCGTCAGCTCGCATACCACAGAAGATATTGAAGCCAAAGGCGATAACCAACGCCAAAACGAAGCCTTCCGTTGGCGTTGCAAAGGCAAGTATAGCTGAAAATATAGTAACACCTATCTGCCGAATCTGTGAAGAATCTAATAAATCTATCATAATCTGTTATCCTGAATAATAAAAAAAATAAAGTTTCGGTCTCTTTCTGCAAAGATAGCAAAAAAAACCGAAACTTCATTCAGAATAACGAAAAACTTTATACTTTTAAATCATGATACGGCAATTCTCCGTTATTTAAGAAAGAAATGCACTCATCGAAAATCTTACGTTCATAATCGAGCGCATTGATTTTGGGAAACCATTTCTTTATCTTTTCGTCATTGCGTTTTACCATTTCTCCCCAAAGGACACACCAGTCTTCGAGATTGATGTTTTCGTTCTTGACCTCATGCCAATAGTCCTTTGCTACATCTTTAGTATGAAGCTGACCTATGAGACAAAGATGCATATCTGCCATTTCTTCATCAAAATGGCACTCACCAATCTCACATTGAACTTGCTTCATCATATCAAGCATTACACCGTCATTCATTCCAACTTCGCAACAATCAGCCATTGTTGCGACACAATTCTTAATAGTCTGTATATCGTTGCTTGCCAATATGTTTTCGAATACCTTTTTCATGACCGTATGTTTTTAGTGCTACTTCAAGAAATACTCTCTTATGTCGTACACGCCATCCTTATCTTTCAACAAGTCGAGTGCAAGGTGGTTGGCATACTTAACCAGATGTTCTGTACCAATGTCCTTAACATCTTCCTTGCCGAGTATCTTTGCAATTGTGCATCCGTGGTCGCTTACAACCTGATTCATGGCAACGTACAAAGCGTAGTCATTGTAGTAAGGTTTCTCCTCTGTTGCAAGTCCGAGACCAGTCATTGCATTGAGCCACGTCTGCATATCCCAAGTTGCTGATGGATTCATTCCGTCCACAATCTCAGAAGCTTCCTTCTTGGTGAGATAATTCTTCCATTTTATTGCGCAAAGCTTATCAAGATACTCTTGCGCCAACTCTGGGTGTTTGGCTGCCATATCCTGCATCATGCAACGCATGGTGTCTCCGAATGTGTGCATATACTTTACGTTAGTTGATGAAGCCATCATTCCATACAGCTCATCAAATTTACTCATAATCTCTTTTGCTTCCATATCTTCTTATATTTATGATTATTACTCTGCTGTTACCAGACTTTTCAGCTCATCAAAGTCATCCTTGGTGAAGCTGATACTCTTCTTGCTACCAAAGAGGATAGTCGTTATGATGTTGTCTGGTAAATCAATAGACAAAACACCGCCATCAATGCGACCTTTGATAAAACCAAGGTCAAACTCATAGTTGCTTATATTCTCCAACATCTGCATGAGGTCTGAGAATATGGTATCGGCATCAATGTTTCCGTTCTCATCGGCAATGAATAGAGTAGCGTTTTCAATACTTTTACCCCAACTATCCTTGTGCTTTGCGATAATGTTGTGTGATGCTCGCTTCATGTAAACCGATGGAATAACCAATGCAGGGTTTTCTCTAACCATGTCGCTAATTCTTGCGTCTGCCCACAAGTCAAGCGATGTAAGCAGCTTTTCTTTCAATTCCGTTACGTTCATTTCTTAGTTTCTCCTTTCTTTGTTTTGTTGTACCAAGCGAGATACTCTTGCCAAGTTTTGTCGCTGTGGTTAGTCATATAATCGTTTAGCATAGCAGATTTATGTTCCTCTGCTTGCGCTACTTCTTTTCTTAAACGCTGCATCAAAGACAAATGTTTCTTCAATGCCTCTTGCCCTTGCTGAGTGCTTTCGATACGAGGGCGTATAATGCGCAATTCCTCGTCTTGCACTAGCTTAGACACATATTGCAAGCTATTGACGTATTCTTGATTTTGCATCAAGTACTGACGTTGTGCGCCTGTAAGATTGTCTTCAATTTTGTCTATCTCATCCCATAAAGGGGTGGAGGATTGCTGCGCTTGCATGTTGATAGATGCTCGTTTCTGCTGTATTGCTTCGTACATCTTCTGTAGCTCGGCATCCATCATCTGCGGCTGTTGTTGACTTGTGCCCATATCCAATAATGGGCTGTTACCAAAATTCATCATAATCAATATCTTTAAGTTGGTGATATATTATAGAGAGGTGAGAGGGCATCCACCAACGAGGGCGAACACCCCTCACCAACTCATTTCTTTTTAGTCCGTCTAATCGACTTCCTTACTGCTCTGTTACGCTCCTGTAGTGGGCGTGGAAGGAGCAGTACCGTTACAGCAATAGCTGCCGTAGCCAGAAATTACTGGCGTAGATGGGAGTACCAACTGACCGCGCAAGCAGTTGCAGGTCTTCTCGTTCACGTAAGCCATCATCAGCTTCTCCTTGTAAGGAGTGAGGGCTTCCATAACGGCTACCTTCTTGTCAAGGTCACAATACTTTGCTTGCAACGCATCGTATTGGTCTCTCTGATTCTTGTACAAGCCAAAGTCTGCATCAATCTGAGACTTATACAAACCGAACTCAGCCTGCATTGCACGGCGGTTCTCGGCGTTTATAGCATCTACCTGCGACTTGTAAAGACCGAATTTCTCGGCAACATCTGTCTCACGCATAGCATAGAACTTGTTAGCGGTGTCGAGCTTCAAACCGAACATGTCGGTAAGCAACTTCACCTCATCAGCGCATTCCTTCTCCATTACCTGTAAGGCAGTTGGCTGATTGGAACTTGAATTAGCTCCGTAGGTGTTGATGTTTACGTTCTCAGGCATATTGCTGCCACCGAGAGAACCGAATACACCACGACCATTGCCGTTGAGCAAAGCTAAAGCCAAGCCACCGATGCCAATTCCGAGGGCTGTTCCTGCCAAGCCCTTGCTGGCATACTCCTTCTTACCATCTTCGTAGATTTTCTTTTCCACGACTTTTGCATCTGTCATTTCCATTTCTACAATCTTTTTAAGTTATCCTTAATATTAACTAACACTATGTAATCGATTACGGATGCAAAGGTACGAAGAATAGGGGAGAGCAAATATAACTCTATCACACTTTCTTTTAGTGATTGATTATCAGAGATTTAAGGTGATAGGAGGTAGTATCATAAATAATAAAAAAAGAGAGGTAACCACTTACCTCTCTTACTCAACTTGTAAGGAATACTTACATGTTCAACTATTATTTTCTCTTACTCTTAATGAAGTGCAGTATATCCCACTTCTTCCAATACCTCGTATGTCCTCGCTTTTTGCATTCGCCATGGGGCAAATCGCCCCTAGCCACCATTCTATTCAATGTTGCATCAGAAACGTGAAGCTTCTCCTTGACTTCCTCGGTAGATAGCATCGGATTGAGCATATCGGGGATGATGTCACATAATCTATCTAGGTCATCATCGCTCATTCCGCAAGCGGTGATTTTCTCACCATTTCTCTGTTGCTCGTCAGCCTTAAAGCAAGCATCACTCAGCGACTTAAAAGCCGTGCCGAGTAACTTATAATTCAATATCTTTCCCATTACGCACAGATTTTACGTCCTAACTTTGACCTGCTGATAAACAAATCCACAAAAGAGTACAGATAGAATATTGCCGTTACTACCATGATAGTGTAGCAAGAATCTACCATATCTTTGGTGGTATACCAACTCCATTCCACAATGTGAGCCGCATTGATGCTTGCAAAGTAGAAGAAGGGAATGCGGTATCTCCAACACAAGAAGAAAAATCGGCTTGCTAATATCAAAACCATTGGCAGAACGTACACCATGAAATATATGTAGAGATAACAAGGTGCATTTTCTGCGTATGGGATGAACATTTCACGAGGATGCTGAGAGAATTCATAAATGCCGTATGCGTGAAAGCACATAAGCGTGATAGGAACGTACTTGCAAAACCATCTGAAAAATTTCAGAATCCTTCTGCTATACCGATTACCATGTCGCATCAGTAAGTCCATAACCTCACTGACATCTTTGTCTTTCAACCACTTTAACAGGTTGTCTTCGTCTTCTTTATTCATAAGCGTTGATTTAAATTAAATGATGTTGCAAAGATACATTTTTTTGCACAAAGCTAGCGAAAATGAGAATATTTTTGTGTTAAACTTTGCGAAAAGTAACAATCTGAAAGTTCTGTTACCAAATTCTTGTTACCATTTTATCGTTTTTTGGTAACAGAAACATTGCGTTTTCAGATTATTTTCGTATCTTTGCAACAGAAATCAAAACATTAAGATTATGGAGATTAAGAAGTATGATACATATAGAGGTGTTTTAGAGGATCATTTTCTAAGATGTGACGTTATGGTAGTGCTTACAGATGCTAAGAACGTAGAAGAACCACAAATAGAAGATGCCGAAAAATACGAAAGCTTTAAGAGGTTGGAACGTGGTGAAATGATAGGTGTTATAACCTATTTTCCGTCTGGAACTAATAACGCTTCTGATATACAACTCGTTAGTGTAGACAACTTTAAAAAAGCTATTTCCGTTGAAGGATGTGAATTTATCGGTAATAGTGTATATGATATTCCTTGGGAATGCAAGGATTTAGCTATAAATGAACCAAAACCATTAGAATTATGAAGATACCATTTAAAGACAGAAGCCAAATGACGATGAAGGAGAAAATAGCTAACCCTTTGTCAGTTAAGGAAGCATTAGAACTTGACAAGGAAAGTATCATTCCTATAACCGATTATTGGGTAAACGATACAGATGGTTCTAGTTATAACAAACTTCCATTTGCTGTTAGAATGCCGAAAGGTCTAGTAACGCAAGCAGAGGAGGAACGAAGGAAAGGTAGATATGGCTATCTTAGTGATTTAATTCCATCTTTCGGTGGCTCTGATGCTCCATATTTCGCTGACATGATATTAGAACCTATAGAGAAGTTCGATGCAACACACTTCCCTGACGGACGAGAAAAGAATAAGGCGGTCACCATGTGGTAAACCGCCTTATCTGTTCTTAAGTATTGAAATCGTCGAAATTAGAAATTTCAAAATTGAAACTGCCATCGTTAACTGTTTCATCATCAGATGTATGTACCTCTATGCAAATACTTGTTTCATCGTCATAACCCCATATATTGCGTTTTGTAGCCCCCCAAAAAGTAGCCTTAATAGGAGAGGCTTTATTTTTATCATCATAACTATACCCAATACCTGTAAGGTTTACGAACACAGCCTCCAGGTCAAAGTAGCCAGTTCCCTCATTTAGAAACCATTTGCGTGGAGCTATGATTTCATAATGCCCTGTACTGAGACGATTTACACTGAGTTCAGAACCATCGAATGTGCGATACTTAATGCTTGCACCTGACGAAGTTCCAGTCACCTTACCGTAAGCTAGCAGTTTTTTGTTTCTACCGAAAGAACGGTTAGTCATCAAGTCGATTCTGTTTAATACAATCCAGCCGTACAGATAGTGTGACTTAGTATCATTCTCAGTTCTTGCTGATATATTTCCATAAGCCATGAGTTCTAAGACTTCTGTAGAGAAATTAAGCTCGGTTTTAGCAATTCCGTTCTCGTAAAATCGGCAGCCTGCTTCTTTCGCATCATCTGGTATGCTTATTGATACAGAAGAACTGGTTATCTGTACTCCTCCCCACAGATTACTTAATATACAGATTCTTCTACCAGCCTGTTCAACATTCCACGGAATAGAATAAGCCCCAGAATATCCATCATTATCTACTTGCATTACAGCATTGTCGCTATAGTCTGTAGTAAAGCTATCACCAACTACGGTAAAAGGACTGCGGAGCGAACCTGACAAAAGAACGTTATTGACGTTAAGGTTAGATATTGTCGCATTCTTTGCGTCAATAGTGTTACCTTGTATACCATTAGCCACAATAGTTTCAGCATCAATAAGGTTAGCATTGAGCTTACCTTTCTCGAACATTGCCGCTGGTGTATTGCCGTTGAGCACCTCTATCTGGTCGCCTTTCAGCACAACTTTACCATCGCCTATCACTATACCGCAAATGCCCATATCCTCAACCAACCGAGCAAAGTCAGCCAACTTACCGACACTCATCTGCTTGTTGGTAATGAGCGTTACTTTCTCTCTGAATACCTCTTCATTGTCAGTACGTGCCTTGCGGTTGACACGCTGTGAGGCAAAAAGATGTACTACCTTTTTCATAGGCTATTATCCTCCTTTTAATGAGTACTGATATAATTGTCTATAACATCAGTAGCTACAGCCTTCGCCTTCGTGCGCCAATCTTGCATAGCGTTATACTCAGCTTCGTGTTCCTCGTCATCGGCATCAAGCTTTTTCCCATCTGCAATTTTGGCAAGATTAGCGAAATGGTTATTGATTATAGCTTGCATCTTATCGGTAGGATAAGCGGATGAGACGATTGCATCAACAACCTTACCTCGCTCCACAGGTTGCTCGATACGGACAACGTGGGCGGCATAAGCCATTCGAGTAGTTTTTTTGCCTTCGCTGCTATCCATACTATTTTCCAACTCAATCTGCTCAACATCAAAGTTGATGCGAATAAAATTGCCCTCATACTCAATCAGACTAGGTGAGTAATCAAATGTAGACTTTCTAATTTCCATGATAATATCCTTTCTTTTTAAATATTACACTTATGCTTTTGTTCCTACGATTCTGAAATCAGGGTTGCCGCTCTGATTCATTCTACGTAACTTTCCCAGAAACGGGAATTTATCATTGTCTGAGCACCATTGCAACTGCTCAACGAGTTTCTTGTTGTTAGTAAAGAACTTAAACTTCTGTCCGTTCTCCTCAACGCTAACAACATTGCTCTTCCCTGACTTATGAACCTTGCTATCTACATCAAATTCGACATCAAGGAAAACAATAGTTCTCTCGGCAAAGTAGCTTGCACTCATCCTCTGACCTTCAAACATTCTCTTGCCGTTGGCATCTCTGTCCTCAATCTGCGGCATCTTAAAATCATCAAAACTATTCATTTTTGTTATCATTCTCCAAAGATTAAAACCATCGCAGTGCATCAACCAACCCTTGTAGCTCATTGCCACTTGGTATCTCCTCATAGGGTCTTTAAGGTTGTGCATCTTCTTTTTGAATTTCTCCTTCATGCGCTTTCTTAACATTGTATGGTTGAAGTAGAAACGGTATCCTACGAAATCAAGGAAATGCGTATCATCAATTATCTGCATTCCGATATTATCGTGCAACTGCTGGTGCATCACTTCATCAGCATATTCCAATATGAAGTTGATGGCTTTCCATACTTCCTTCGTATTCTTGCCGAGAATAACCATATCATCACAATATATCTCTACCTTGACATCGAACTTTCTACATACCAATCTACATAAGATACTCATATAGAAGTTGGTAAGAGTCTGAATAGGATATAGACCAATGCCTAGACCTTTCGGTAGAGCAAAGATAACTTCATATAAAAGTCTTCTAACGCCTTTATCGGTAAAGAAATCACACAGCGATTTGTATATCTCATGCTGGTCAATATTCTCATAGAACTTGATAAAATCAAGCTTGCAGTAATACAATCTTCCATATGACTTATTCTCGTCTATCCATCGTTCTGTTCTGCTCTTCGCATAAATCATCCCTCTGCCTTTTACACTTGCACCACTCTCTATATAGAGAGCTCTTATAAGGTATGGCATCAGAACTTGCATCAAGGCATGCTGCTCAACGTGGTCTGGGTAATACGGAAGCTTATGAAGCTTTCTTACCTTACCGCAAGGGCATCGTCTCATACAATCGTGCCCTTCACTAGTCTTGTAAGTTCCATCTATAAGACTTCTCTGTAATCTCAAAAGATTACCATTATAGTCTTTGTCGAATATCACAACTCCCTTCTTTCCTTCCTTACCCTTGCGTGATTTCCTTACCGCAATATTGAGGTTAGTCATATCACTGACAAGTTCTACTCTGACCTTTCTATGCTTCTTGCATAGTTTAGCCTTGCGCTTATACGCCAGCTCTTGTGTGTCCGTCATTTTTATACTTCAACCAATATTTCAAAAATCGCTTTCCTTATCAATAGGCTTTCTACACTCTCGGCTCACTGGCTTTCGGCACATACGTACAACTGTATCACTTACTTGCGAGAGGGGACTCTGTTGCAGTAGGACATACCCAACTACTCATACCCAACGCCTTTAATCTTCGCTCTGTCGGAATAAATATCCCTCCATCGAGACAGGTTCAATCATGTGCTCTCTCGTCCAAAAGCTATCCCGTAGCTTTACGACTTGCGAGGAACAGTGTAAATTATATCGTCATTCTAAAAATAGAAATCTTGTGTAGTAATTCAAGCGAGCGCCGATGTTCGTCCTCGAGTTCGAGAAACCGTTGTTCGAGTTCGCATACGAAAGACCGCATTGCGACCTGTTGTTAGCGTTACCCCCAACGTTCAGCAGCTCCATGATGTATCACCTTTTCTTCACCCACTCCATGGTTGTAGAAAATCTTATCGCACGGAATTGGGTTGTTTATATTTTTGTGCTTCTGCGAATCCTATTGAAAGGAGATTTCAACTTTGCAGTTTCAATCTTGCGTTTTATATTATTTTTATTAATTCTCTATTTCTGTCTAGCTCACTAGCAGATGTGCAGCCAACGCTAGGCGTTGTCTCACATCGCCATGAGCTCCGAACCGCTCACGATTGTCGGGTTGCCATAGAAAGCCAAGCGAGCGCCGATGTTCGCCCACGAGTACGAGAAACCGCCGTTCGAGGCCGCATACGAAAGACCGCATTGCGACCAGTTGTTAGCGTAACCCCCAACGATCAGCAGCACGCCACCCGTCGCAGCCCAGAAGCCATCGCAGTAGTATTTACTATCGCTGCCTCCAACTGCTTGCGGAATTGCATCCCAATATGTATCTAGCGTTTTTCGTGTGATAAACTCTCCATTAGCAGATGATGGTACAGTAAACTTTCTGCCATCAGCAGTATTGCTTACTCGGTTGCCACTATAGACAACAGCATATCTCGTATCGCCATCCATATAGAATCGAATATTTGGACGGAACTCCCAAAGCTTACTCCATAAGTCCTCAAAGCTAAACAGCTTAACTGGGTATTGGTTACCTATAGTAGCATCATTATAGAGCACCTTACCGCTGCCATCACCTAAAGAGATACACTTGCCCATAGGTACATCACGACATGCTTCCCAAGAACCACTTTGGAATCCCGCTCCAATTACAGATTGTGTATCAAGGTCACCGAAACTTACTTGTTCCAATGCTTCTATGAGGCATTGAAATCCATAGTTTGCAAGACCGAAGTTTGAACCGAGTTTCTGGGCGCAAGACCAGAATTCCTCCATCGTCTTAGAGTGCGAAGGCGCAACACCAGGACGTGAATGACCCACTCCCGATGAATCAACAAACATTTTGTATGCACCTACCCAGTTTGGAGAATCGAAAGTCTTGCCGCCCGAAATAGGGAACAATCCTCCGAATTGCAAGGTCTTGTTTTCTGCCTTGAAGTGACAGTCAGGAACATGAACCATCGTCTCATACTTAGACGCATCATCCACCTTTGTTCCGTCAGCAAAGAACTCCCATGTGCTTGCATCGAGTTTGGCGGCAAAAACTTTACCATTCACAACCTTCATCATATATCCACCCATTGCTCTCTGATACATATCAGCCATGAATGGCGTTGGCAGAGCGAATTTAGGGTTAGAAGACTGCTCCAATGTAATTGACGGGTAGAAGATATTGTTACCCATCATCTTCTGAAGGTCACTGAGGCTTAATCTACGAAGAGCACCATCTACTACAATTAAGAAAGTTTGGTCGGGATTCATTGCCGTCACAAGCTTCTTTTCTGTTAATTTAACACCCATATCTTATATTTTTTAATTATACATATTAATCAATTAAAGGATTACCATCCTCATCAAGCAGGTAATTGCTATCTTCATCAATGAGATAGCCGTTGGCAGGTCTCTGTCCGTATTCTATCTGCTCTTCGAGATAATCGCTCTCAACATCGCCAAGACCCGACTCCTCGATTGAGTAGTAGCATGAATCTCCCTCTTGCCAAGACTTACTTGTAACGATATTACCGTTAGTTGCTTCGGTATGCCATTGCAATTCTACGATGCGGTTAGGGTACTCAACGACCCTTCCGTTGTACTCCAATATAGCCTTGTTACTTCTGTATATCTTACCCCATTCTATATCATTGCATACCATGAACTTAGGCTGATTGAAAGAAGGATAGAACCTAGAAGCGGAAAATTGGAACTGAGCAACAGCCTTGCCGTTTATTACCGCCTTGATGGTATAATTATTCTTCTCTACAAGTCTAAGGTCAAGTACAATCTCTGATGGAGAGATAGATATAATCTCGTTAGGGCTTGCAGCAGACGAAGTAGACATCTTAGTCGTTCCACGATATAGCTCAATAGAGAATCCGCTTGTAATTCTATCCTTAGACTTATATACATCAATCGGAATATGACATTCATACTGATTGCCGTCAAAGCAAGCGTTTCTTGCCTCCGTAGATGCCGATATGATGTTATTAGCAACCTTATACTCGTAGAGAGCCAGCTTATCAAGGAATGGGTTATAGGATATATCGGTATTTTCCCGAATACCCATACCATAGGTATCTGCACCCTTATCTGCCGTATACAGAGTGATAGTATCAGCGGTGATATGCAATATAGAGTTCGTTCTGTAATCATATAGGTCAGCTTCGAATTGCAACTGCTGCTTATCGTTACTTAGAAGATTCCTCTTGATGGTGAGTTTGCCACGATTTGTGGTATTGCTCGTATCAATACTATACTTACCGCTCCAAGCATCAATCTTAGATATATCCTTCCATTCCATGCCAGTCGAAACCTTCCATACCATATTGGCAAGAGATATATTCGACTGCTTGCTATCCCATGATTCATCCTTTGCCGTAGCATTGACTTGTGGATAAGCAACGCATTCGAAACCGCTCTGAGTTCTGTCTGGGAAGAATTTATCACCCGACATGGTCTGCATGAATGGAGAATTAGGCGATGCGCACACTACTGATACAGAAACGTCCAAAGGGGCGTATTTTCTATTAGCCTTATTACTTACTATTGGCATAAGCGTTCCTCCTAATCTTCAACTGTTAAATAAGCATCTGCTGACACCGATACACCGATGATATTTTTGTTTTCGTCAATCGTATCAGCATCCATCACAACGAATCCATCACTGACGTTCTTTGCCCAAGTCATTGTCTCCGAGCGTTTATTTTCGATGTTTCCATTGCTATCAGTATAGATGACGAAGGTGACATTGCCAGTTATACTCTTCGGCACTAGTCCTGTCTCGCAGTTGGTAACGATACATCTGAACGTCTGATTACTATCTTCATCAACCTGTCCTACCGAATTAAGAGCAAGCTGATAAATATCAGAAATATCATCAATGCTGATACCTGTTCTATACACGGCAACACCATCAACAATGAATTCGAGGACGAAGAGTTGATGGCTGTCTACATAGAGTTTGTCCAAATCTCCCGTCTTATCTCTGTGTATAGTGATTCCGCTTGCAGGATTATCGTAAGTTCCTGCAAGGTCTGCTCCGCTGCCACGATACAGATTAATAGAATAGGTAGAAACCTCTCCACCTGCGGAGTTGAACAGCCAAGGTCTGAGGGTAGCTTCTGTCTGTCCCTTGCTTAATACCGTGGTATCAGCCGACACACCTCCAAAATAAGATGAGCCACCCAACATAGATACCAATATATCAATGCTTTTCTCCATTGGGTATATGCTAGCTCCCAATACTGCATCACCCGAATATGTAAGAGTATCGGAATCTTGGTTAACCTTAGAAGCGAGGTCTCCGATAATAGAGAGAGAACCATCAGCATGATTTAGTTTGAATCTATTATCAACAGTCGAGGTCTCCCATCCAGTACCGCTAGAACTGAATCCTAAATCTTTTCCGTTATAAGCCCATGCGTGATTAGTCAGTGTCACGTTATTTTTACGTGCAGAGCCAACAGATGGAGTGATGATAGGATGCGTTCCGCTTTCGCTCCAATTAGGTGACACAGTAAACGTATCTGGGTTCAAACCTTGAAAGAGCGGTACGCCATTTGTTTGCAGACTGAGGGATAATGTGTCACCCTTCAATGTTCGTCTGACTGCTGCGGTTGCCGAAAGATGAATTTCTTTTCCCATATTTTTAATCTCCTATTTTTTTAAACTTTAATATATTCTTGATGTATTTTGCCTGTTGTGGTGGTTGCGGTGAATATAAATTTTGCAGTATCACCCTTGCCTATATCGTCTTCTGTTCCATCATTAGACCAGACAATATCTATTGAGCCATTGAAGTTCTTAACCTTATCCTTTGTCGCCCATGCAGCATCATCTAAGGAATCATCGGTCTTGCGTGTCACCTTCCATGATGCGACTCCGTTCGTCACATCTTTATCGCCTAACATTAGCTTGCAAGTAACGTTGTGTGTCTCGCCTACAGCAATTCCGCTATTGACTATATCCGTATAGAGGTATAACTTTGGTGTATACACGTTGGTGGTAGCCTTCCAATATGGAGAATCCTCAGATGGTTCTTCGGTCGTGGTCTGTCCTTCTGGAGAGATACAGAGCCATCTTGTGCCAAGCCATGTAACCTCATCATAGTAGCTGTATTCCGTACCTTCCTTCCAATCACCACGATAGACGGGAGTCCAAATCTTCTCTCCATCAACGGTGGTTATGTGGTAGTACTTTGACACGATATTGATGCCGTTGAATCCTACATCGAAGATGGATTTACCTTTGAGGGAGTAGGAGTTGATGCCTCGGTACATGGTGAACGTAGGTGCGGAATCTCCCTCTGTTTCCATCATCAGAAGGTGTTGTCTGCTCTTGTCACTTCTGTTACCCATGAGGACGATGGTATCTCCTACAGCAGGGTTATCCGAGCCTTCCATGCAGTTCTCCTTCGCTATCTGAATCCAAGCGAACTTCTTTCCGTCATAGAACTCGTGACCTTCATCATCGGTGATTGCTTCGTTCTCAGTTGACACCTTAGTGACAAGTCTCCAATAGTCCTTGTTGCTGACGTTCTCATAGATACCAGGTGCTATGTTGAACGTCTTGCATCTAACTTGGTCTTCCACCTTGAATGAATTGATTGTTGCGGTCGTTCCATCATCTGCGAGGAGATAGCATTTCCAACCAATCAGCTCATTCGTTGTCTCGCTTAAAACTTCATTGATGTAGCTTATCTTGCCAGCAGCAGGGGAGAGGACGATGTTACCTCCAACATAGCTGAGTTCACGGATGAGGAGGGTGTTGAAGATAGCCTTTCCCCAAACTATCAAATCCGTGAGCAGCATTTGAAACTTTCCATCGCTTCGTTGCTTAATAGCAAAACCACTCTGTTCTGCTTCGTTAAAGTCGAGTGACTTCAAGAGATTCACCAACACATTAGATAGGATAGCGTTACCACTTCCGTCTATGCTGAACTCATTTGAGTGACCGAGGAAGAATCCTTGCACGAATTTCTGTACCTTCTGAAATGTGATTGTTCCGCTAGCTATATCATCTGTCAGTTTAGAGAGATACATTTTATCGGTTATACTAGCATTAAAGCTATTGGTATTACTACCACCAACCATACTAGATAGAGATTTAACCGTTTCTCCTTTTACTGCATCAATAATCTGCTTTACATCACTCTTTGTAACTTCCAACGAATTTACAAGCTCAATTTCAACTTCTGCCAGCTCTTCGTTATCAACCTTTACAGAGTAGTTGCTGACGAAAACTTCGTGACTAATAAGATTTCCATCGCTATCCGAATCGCCCTGTATTTGTATTGACAGCTTTGCATTCTCGTTTAGCTTACTTGCAAAGTCAGGATTTTCTTGCAAGAATATGCGAGAAAACTTAACAGAGTAGTTGAACTGGTCTGTATTGTTTTCGCTCATGTGCTTGATAAGAGCATCATCGAGTCGTTTCTCTGCTGCCGTTACAAGAACCTTTGGAGGTTTGATGCCTGTGATAACAAACAAATCTCCCTTTTGCGGTTTAAATCCAGCACTCGCGTTTGGCATTATGATACCTAGAGTTGATGTGTCCTTCTGAACCGCAATCCATAACTCTTTCTGAGTTGAATCTTGGTTTAGCTTATCTTCGTAAGCATCGCTAGCGTTAGCAAAGATGTAGTCATTCTTATCTGTGCGAACTGGTTTTAAGTTTCCATTTTCATCGACACTTACACAGTTGTAGCACTTCGAATTGTCAGCACTCGGTTGATTGTAAATCACAAATGAGCATGCAGGGCATCCGTTACTCTTGATGAGGTTTATCTTTGCAGGTTCACTAGCCAAAGCATGAGCAAACAAGTCAAAGCCAAAATCACCATTAAACTTATGCAACTTTATATAGAAATAGCTATGAATATATTTTCCGTCACTATCCTTTACATCACTATCAGCACTATCAAAAGCAATATCTGCAATCTCTCCGAATAGCTGTCCTTCTGCATTTACAATTCCTTTTATAGTTGGCTTTATATCACCAAAAGTAACAGTTCCTTGATGAGGATTTCCTTTCTTGTACAAGTTTACAAACTCGTAATACCCACTACCGCTTGGCAACTTGTGGGTGTTATTCAAAGCATAATAGAAACGCTCTGCACCTTTCGTGTTACGATATATAGAAGGCATAAGTACCGATGATGGTGCAATCCATTTTCGACCTGTTACAGACACTTGTACTGCATCATCCTCTGTTCCAGTATAGATTTTATCAAACCCATAAATACCTTCGTCATTTTTTCTGAAGTTATAGTCATACTCTACATATTTTGCAGATGCTATTCCGTTAACATAAATACCAGAATTGTCAAGAGGAATATAATTATCACCATTTTTCCAACTATATTCTGAATTTGTGTCAAGAGAAAAAACTACATCACCACTAAAAGAAACCTTCCATGCACTTGAACCATGAAATGTTCTTTTTCCGTCCATAGTGAACACTTTGCAGTTGTATGAAAATATTGCATCAATATCAATATAGAATGTTCCATCTTCTGCAAATTCAACACTACATGCATCACCCAAGTTAGAATCAGTACATACGTTTTTATAAAGGTCGTGATATGTTGTGTATATATTTATGGTTCTTGTTGCACTTGATAGGTTTGTTATATTCTCTTTTTTTTGAATATAGTCAAACAGCTCAAAATTAAACGAGATTTTAGAGAAATCTATAATCTGACCTTTCTTTACATTTATTTTTATACTAACCCAAAACCAACATTTAACCTTTGGATTTTGACTATTGTCAGCTTGCGTAAGATTCTCAGGAGAATAAGTATCTCTTACATATAATGTAGACACATCAACATTTCCTTCGTACTTTCCCTTCTTACTCTTAAAAAGAACAAGATTATCGTTATATTTTGAATATCTCAAATAATCCGATAACGTAACATCTACATGCTCACTTGCTATATTTTTTGCGTCAAATATAGCCTCACCGAACTCATCATCATTAGGATAGTAATATGGCAGGTTATCGGACGAACCGTAGCCAGTTATCATATCAACTATCTTATAGTTCGCATTCTCCTTAGATACAGAGATAAGAGCATCACTACTACCATATTTTATAGGTGTATCGGTTAAGTCGTGCTGTACCTTGCCGACATGGCAAACGTTGCCATCCCAGTAGTAATCAAGCTCAAAAGTTGTGTTGATAAGTTGTAAAACATCAGTCAAATATTGGTCTTCAAATGATACTTCCTTAACTTCATCTGCTCCATATCCTTCGTCAACAACAACGTAATATCCCTTGTATTCATCTGTAGGACGATACAAACCACAATATGCCATTGAACTATTGATGCGAGCTACAAACTCGTAGATAGTTCCACCAAACGTGAACTTTGTCTGGTTTGAGCGGTATCTGTCTTTGTTCTGTGTATCAACATCATCAACGACAACATCAAAGAACAGAGTGTTATCAAGCAATTCTCTTCTAGATGTAAAAGTGATTTCACTCTTCCACATTCTAGACGAATTATCCTTTGTAGAGTTTGGTGTATAGGACGCAAAGAATCTATCGCCATTGTACTCCACGAACTCTTCCTTCTTCCATTGCAAAGGCTCAGAAGAATATATTGTAGCAGTAAGGGTAGGAGCACCACCCATACGCTTTGCATCGTAGGTATATGATGAAACAATAGCAGGGTTAGCTTCCGATGGAAACAAACCGATAATTTCATTACCAGTGTTCTCATCGTAAGTCAACTTCTGTATGTATAATGATTCTGCCTTCATGTTTATTCTTTATTGTTGTCTGTATTCTTTGTCCTTGCGGTAATCTCAGCTTGTTTTTCGGCACGTTCATCTGCCTCTTCTTGCTGAGTCTGCAATCTTACTTCCTCGTCAGGTGCAGAAATAGTATTCTTTTCAACACCAGTCTTAGTAGAAATCAAACCTGCACCGCTCAATGTACAAAGCATCTGATTCCATGCACTTTCATCGAATGGCTGCCAAGGCTTAAATGATGTGCTGATTCTCATCTGCTTAAACTCAGTGATAGCTGTAGGATTCTCGCCGCTTGCAACCAACTGCTTTGCCAATCCTTCCTTGAACAGTCTTGAATGCTTGCTGACGAAATTCTGCCACTCAATAGCTGCATTGTTAGCCTCCTCAATATCCAAAGAGCGTGTCATTTGAATTGCCAAACCGCTTATATCGCCACTAGACTTAATATCCTTCGGCAAGATAAATGTACATCCTGTAGCAATCTGCAACTGGTCGAGAATTGACTGCATGAACTCAATCATGTTCTGTGGAGAAGGTGGAGTCTTGAACTCAGCACTACCATTTCCTTCAATGCTTGTGTCATTCAAGATGATAGAACCAGCAATCTTCTTTGCGGTTTCATTGAGTTTACCCTTGATATAAAGGATTCCCCATCCGTGACGTTTTTGGATGACCGCAAACAGATTATAGATAATCTCGAATAGCTCGATGAGGTCTTGACCGTTATTCCAAGCAACATCACCACGCTTTGTAACAAGTGGACTCTCCGAGAATCCATGCACCTCCTTGCTTTCCAAACACCATCCTTTCAGTACTTCGTTTGTATCAACGTCTTGAACAAATACATCTGTAAAATGATAATGATATGTCTTATCGTATGCATCAATGTGTCTTACATTGTCCTCTGTACGATAATACACGCAATCAAGAAGCGGTTCTCCGTTATCGTCTTTATGGGTAATAATCTGATAGCCATCTTCATACGAGAATAGCCTACTTTTTACTTCGTTATCCTCATTCATGTAAACGAGTAAGCCCACATCACCATAACTCTGCTGAATACGTATAGCTTGCATTTCGATACCATCCTGATTTGTCTCTTTCCAATGCCACTTGAAATCGGCAAAGTTCTTTTTGAGCTTATCAGTCGGATTGCTGTCATGCAAGATATGATTACGTTTATTACCACCTAAACAAAGAGCCTTCTTGTCAACAATACGCTGTTGCATAGGAATGCCAAACTTCTTAAACTCAATCTCGCAATAACTGCCATCATCAAGCTTGCAGCATATAGAAGGTAAGTTCGTATCAAACAATACCCTGTGAGAATAAGGGTCTAATTCCTTTGCAAAACGCTCTTGGCTAACAACTATCTTGCTGATATTTGGGAGCTGTGCCTCTTTACGGAAGTTTGTCTTAATATCCGAGCCATCAGAAGAATCATTGATGGTAATAGAGCGCGAACCCCTCAAAAACGGCTTTTTCAGAAGCAATTTCTGAGGATTCTCCAAAAAATCATTGATTATGTCTTGTCTCTTTCTACTCATCGTTATTGTCGTTTAATGATGGTTCAACATCGTTGTTATTTTGTGAATCGTTATTCTCTTGTGGGTCAATAAAACCGAAGTGTCTGCAACAAGCCTTTCTTGAAGGCCAGTAGTTACATTCTCTATTTGTATTAGGGCAAACAATATCATGCTTGCTTGGTACTACGATGATTCGTTTCTGCTTCTGTGACTCTTCCATTTCAAATTTGTCATTCAGCTTTACACGTATATCAGTCTGCATCTTCAATGCGTCCTTCGGTTCAAGATTTCCGTTACTAAGAGCTTGGTCTATCTTGTCAAGCATTTTGAGAAGCTCGTTTTTGTTCTCTTCTTTGGTAATAGCGTTGTTATTAACATTGCCGATACCGAAAGGTTCTAGAACATCTAGCAGTTTCTTGAATCGTGGAGTTTCGTAGAATTTCGCTGCATCCTTTTCACTCTTACGATAAGCAAGACGATATGCCAAAGTCTTATCTTCCAATGCGTCACATAGGATAGCAAACGCAATGTCTTTCTCATCGCATTTATCCCAGTCAATCCGCACGGATTCAAGAATCATTTTTATATTTTCTTTTTTCAGCATATATTCTAAAATTAATAGTACAACGTATCATCATAAATACTCTGAGCATTAGGATTCTTTTCTTCTACTTCTTTCTCTGCAAGTCTGAATCCTTCCTGTAGCTCGCTACCATACTCCATATTCAAACATGGGTACATTCTCATTGCGCAAGGGTCGAGCAAGTCCATAGAACGGTCTTTTCCAAGATTTCTGTTCATTTCCTTCTTGCTCTGCAACTTCTTCTTTCCGCTCGGCATCTTGTCAAAGCGAACTACCGCGCATTCTTCCATGAACTCATTCTGTATGGAAACTCTGTATTTGAGGTTTTGATGCGTATAAACCGCATTTGCAACCTTATCAGAGAATGTAAGCTGTCCTCGCTTAATCATGTAGCTCAGTCGCAAGTAGCATAGGTCTTTTATTGTCATAGCAGACAAATAATAAATTCCCATTGCCTTTGCTGCTGATATATAAGGGATAGCATCGGGTATATAGTCATTGAAATACCTACCTGCCGTGGCATCATAGATAATATGGCTCTCTGCTACTCCCTCGTTAGCCGCAAACAGCCTAGCTCTTTCAGCATTGATTCGCGGTGTTGAATGCATAACGATTTCGTAATTGACAATATGGAATCCATTCCACGACAACATCAGAGTATTATCCTTTCCGAAATCTGCCAAGTCGATTGTTATCCATTTGTCACCATTTACGGCTGGGTCTTTTACGAAGCAATCTCGTGCCGCTTGGCTAGGAATCGGAATATCCTCTTCTTCTTCTGGGTCAACATTGAAGTTACCCTCCATAAGAGCTTGTGCCATTTTACCGCCAGATGCAGCTACAGAACCTAAATAACCAGGGTTGTTTTCAAGCATCTTCTTGTTTGAACCAAGTTTACCTTGATAGAAAACAAAGCTCTTAATCATTACTTCGTATCCAAAGTTGCCGCCAATTGTTTTAAGCTTTCTGTCTATATCTATTTTACATTTCTCATAGACTTCTCGCTTAGACATCCCCCAAACAACATCCTTAACAGTCGAATCTGCGCCGCAATAGAAGTATCTGACTACACCATCACGCTCTGGGATAATAAAACCATCTGGTCCAATATACCAATCAAGAAATATTCTCGTCCAGTGGCTACGCTTCGGGTTAAGTGTTGCAAAGAACTTACCAGTAAACGTCTTGCTCTGACCTCTGTTTCGAGTCATAACGTATGAGAAAACTTCCCAAGTCATCTCCGTCAACTCGTCAATCGCAATCAAATCGTACTCCCATCCTTTCGCGCGCTCTCTCAACTTATCCATATTGGAATCGTCAAGATACGTCAAATCGACAAACGTTCCATTCGGAAATGTAACGCGCGGATTCTCGCTCTCTCTGATTTTCACATAATCAGCTCCGAATATCTGTTTAAACTTTTCTACGAATCCTCCACCTGCTTTTTGATTACCAAGTGAACGGCGTGAAATCATTGCACGAAAATCTGGGTCGGTCATTAACGGCTCTGCCATCGCAAGTACAAGACCATACGATTTGCCTCCTCCGAGATTTCCGCCACCAAAAACAACGTCAACGTTGCTACTTGCAAAGGACATTTGGAATCCCTCTTGTGGACTGATTTCTATATCTTTATTCGTGTTCATGCTGCAAAGATACCTAATTTATAATATATAATAGAGTGAAATTAATTCTATATTGGTTACGTAACAAATAGAGTTTCTAAAAACCTAAAAATCACCACATTATTTAATTATCTTTGCAGCAGAATTTTAAAAATTAGTAATATGAAGTTTACAAAACAACAACTTTTAGACACCCTAAAAGCAAAACTCACTGCAAACGGAAAACACCTTTCCATCAGTGAAAAGACAATCAAGAGTTTGAGTGATTCCCACTTTGACCTCTTAGTTGGTGAAGATACAGAGTTAGATGATTTGGTGAAGAAGATTTTGCCGCAGTATGTTTCCCTTAACGGCAACTACGAGAAGGACAATGCCGACTTCATCAAGAAATGGAACGATGAGCATCCCGACATTAAGCCAAATCCAAAGGACGATGACAAAGAGCCTTCGGCTGTAGAAAAGAAGCTTTTGGAACGCTTGGAAGCTCTAGAGAAGAAGGATGCAGAATACGAAGCATCTAAGCTTGTATCACAGAAACGTAGTGAACTTCTCGCAAAGTTCAAGGAGAAAGGTATCAACGATAGTAAGTGGATTGAAAAATACATGAACAAGTTGAACCTCACTAAGGACTCGGACATCGAGCAGGAATTTACGGATGCGGAAGAGTTTTACAATCTCTCTCATTCAAAGCCAAACAACAACACTCCAGGTAGTGCTGGCGGTGGTGACAATGGCAAGGCTGACGATTTCTCTGATGTTGTGGGTATCGTGAACCCTGACGCAGGCGAATAACATTATTCATTCACTATTAAACAAATTTACAAATTATGGCAGCAGCAGATGATTTCTATTTGAAGCATGGATATGGCGGTCACTTTGGCGGTCGTACACTCATCCAAGCACATGGTAAGATTGGCGGTCATAGAAGCGTTTTCATTAACCTCGTAAGCGGCAACAAGGACGCATTCGTTTACCCTCCTTTTGGTGGTGTTATCACAAATCCGTTCAAGGGTCGCGCTAAGGCTTACGCAGGTGATTTTTGCGAGTATGACCCAGACACTTACGGCAAGAATGGCGGTCAGACCGTCAAGATTTTGAAGTATTACGAGTTGGCAAAGGCGGCTACAAACACTGATACCGACATTTTGGTTGTCAATGATGGCTATCATCACATTCCTTTTGCAGGTGATAATATAATGGTGGCACAGTCAGACTTTACAAAGAAGTCTTTGGGTGTTACCATTACAGCTGTAGAGAAAACAACCGAAGGTGGCAAGGATGTTTGGAAGCTCACTCTTTCAGCGACTCTTGCAGTTGCATTGAAGGTTGGCGATATTCTCGTAGAGGCAGAAAAGGCAGGTGCAACCGTAGCTCCTATGGTTACAAATCCTAACACTTACTTCGACCGCGACAACGACTTCTTCTATGACCCTAACTTATCAACCAATGTTGAGGAAGGTGAGGGTGCTCAGTACTCTTATACTCCAGCATTGATTAAGGATTCAAGAGTAATCTTGAACTTGGCAAAGTGCAACAAGCTTCCACCAGCCGTACTTGCGATGAACACAAGAACAGAGAACGGATGGTTCGGGTTCTAACCGCTCTACTTCAATAGGATAACAATAGGATAACATATCATTAATTTAAGTATTCAGGATATGCAACAATTTGATTTTAACAATTCGAGATACGCCAAGTTGTTCTCTTCTAAGGATAACATCAACTTTCTGAGAACCTTCTTGAATACCAAGGGGTTGCTCTATACCAACTATGGCTGGTATCTCACACAAGGTCGTAGAGCTTCTATGCCTACACCTACAGACTACGATGGCGTGGCTTCATTCAGCATCAAGTCTCGCAAGGCAGAGGCAGCTCCTTTGATGCACCTTCGCGCTCCACTTGGTGATGCTCCAGAAATGGATAACGAGGGTTTGGAGATATACACAGGTACAATTCCAGACTTCATCGGTTACAAGTGGTCTGAAAACGCAAGACAACGCGAGTACAAAGAGAAACTTTTTGAACAGTTCGGCAACGATGCAGACCTTATGGCTGCTTGGGTGTGCGATGTTGTTCAGGTAGGTAAGAACTCAGCAGAGGCAACACTCTCTAACCTGACAGCACAGATTATGACAACTGCAAAGATGAGTTGGAAGGGCAAGGGTGAAGGTTTGCAGCAGTTCTTGCAGAAGGTTGAGCCATTCCCAACAGAGAACCGCAAGAAGGCTGGCGCAAAGGCTTGGACTGACCCAGACTGCAACCTTATCTCACAGATGAGAAAGATTGAAGACGATTATCGCGATGAGCGTGGCGGTACTGAGATTTCTCTCGTATGGAAGATGACTCGCAAGATGTACCGTGATGTATTCTTGCAGAACAAGGAGGTTAAGGAGTGGTATATCAACTGGTGCAAGGCTCACGACCGCGCATATACTGCTAACATGCAGATTTTGGACGAGGACTTCAAGAAATCACTTTCCGACATGACAGGTCTTTCTCCTATCGAGATTGTCGTTGAGAAGGAGCGCAACAAGACTGTTACAACTGACACGTTCGTGCAAGGTTGGGATGATAAGATTGTTGTACTTTGCCCTACTGGTGATAGCGTTGAGTTCAAGTGGACTCCTATCTACGACCAGACACTTCAACAGAAGTATGGCGCAAAGAACATTGATGTTTCTTGGGCTTCAATCGCTGACGGACTCGTTACCGTAGGAAACTACGCAATGGATAACGGTCAGTTCCGCGAGTGGCAGACTAAGGTCATGATGTCGGCTTGCCCTGCACTTCTCGACTTTATGAACCACGTAATCATTGATACCTCAACAGTAGGTAATTAATGGTGGTTCACTCACAATATACAATAACATCTAATTCATTTATCTCTCAATGGCAGCATCGAAGTTTGACATATTGGACTATCTGAGCGGCATGACTAACTTTGTCTTCGACAAGTCAGCATTAAACAATGTCGCTTTGGATTGCGGCGTTTCTGATGTTGAGTCTTATTTGGACTTGACAGAAGAACAGAAAGACAGATGTAAGATTGCACTCTTGGAAAAGATTGTATTCGGTGTCTATCAGACAGCATCGACCACAAACCAACATGGCGCATATACTCTTACGGTAGGTGCTCAGACCATTACATCGGCTGCATTGCTGAGTATCAAATCAGAACTCAAAAGACTTTACAAGAAGTATGGAGAGGATGAAAAACTTGAAGCTCTCAATGAAACCGATGGAGAGGTTAAATGGATTAAAGAAACAGATTGGTAAGCTATGTACACTGACAGAAATGCTTTGGAAGAATATGCCTATCATGGCGTGTTCTACCGCTCGGAACAAAAGCCGAAAGAAGATGGTGACCTTATCGGAAGCGATGGGGATATGTTAGGCGATACTGATACTAGTGCAGGTGAGTCAGAAACAGAAAATGTAGAAACTATCATTTTTGAAACTGATTGCGATATTCAGGAAACCAACAAACTCTTTAATTCGGGTGTTGTTACGCTAGGATATACAATCTATTTTCCGATGCCAACGAAAGATGGAGAAGACGGAAAAGATGAAGAATATATTCCTGAAGGTTTGAATGCTGGCATTCGTTTCCGTGGAAAAATGTACGGAATGGACGTTGACGGAATGGTTATTGGCGTTTATCCGACACAGATGCACGGATGTGTAGCTTACATCAAGGGTACTGATATTTAGTTTTTTCATAAGGTAAAATGTATTTAGGATAACAAGGTATGGCACAGAGGATTAATCGCAGATTGTCTCGAATTGAGAATTTCTTTTCGATGCTTCTTACTAAGGGGAAAATCTCAGACAATATATTTGTTGGGGAATTACCACCTACAACTAGTAAGAACTGGGATGATTTTGTCAATGTGGACGTAGGTCAGCAAAGAGATTATGGCGGTTATTCTTCTGGCTATGCTAACATTTATCTCTATGCAAGACCAAAGGGAACTCCACTGAGAAAGAATGTAAAGTTACTTGACAAGATGGAAGGTATTCTTGACAAAATCATTGATGAATCAAGAGACGCAAACTATACAATTAGTGTATTATACAGAGATAGCGGATATGATTCAAACCGTCAGTTCCATTTTCAGATTATTTCTGTTTCGGTTATTGTACGTTAATTATTTCATTTATTTAGGATAACAATTTAAACTCATAACAATATGGCAACGAAAGTTACAAGTACAGGCGCAGGTGCAATCAAGCTCTCTAAGCCTTCACACATTATTGTTCGTCCGTTCAATGGCGATGCGGCTGGTGACGATTATTACGATTTGGACGATGTTGTTCGCGACACCACATCTATCTCTCAGGACGATAACGATACTACCGATATTGAGCGCGAGACTTCTGATACTCCTATCATGTCTATCGTGACAACTGGTAAGTATCAGTTTGCTGCCGAGGTTGCAGATACTCAAGCTCCTGTATTGACTGCATTGTGCGGCTTTACAAAGGGTACTGATGGTAAGATTTACGCTCCATCTGGTTACAAGCTGATGTATGCAGAGGTCGCTGTTGTCTTCGACAACGCAGACGGCACTACACACACAGCATTGATTCTGCCTAAATTGCAGCTCAATTCCAAGACAACTATCGAGTCTCTGAACTCTAACTTGGCAAAGGTTGCACTTGCTGGCACAGGTCAGTTGGTTGAGGTTAAAGATGGCGGTGTAACTCGCAAGACACCATTCTACATTGACCCTGCATACACATTGCCAACTGCTAGTGTATAATGCAGATTCTTCAACAATTCTCGACTATATACAAGGGGCGGCGGCTTTAATGCTGTCCGCTCCTTTTTAAGTTTTATCATTTATGGCTGTAACATTATACAAAAAAGCATTAAAGCTTATTACGAAGGAATTAGACAAGGATGCAAAGAATGTGTTAAGAGAATGTATTCAAGAGATTACGTACACACATCGAACATACAACCTATATGATTCTTACGGATATGGCATTTATGTCGAAGGCAAGCTTGAAAAGATAGGTTACTTATCATCCTCGCCAAAAGCATCCAAAGGCAAGAATTGGTATGGAGAAGAAATTAAAGGTCGTGAGGCGATAAACGAATATCTCAAAAACGATTATTCCCCTAGTGGAGTAATTGATTTGGCTGTCGTTGCGACTATGCCATACGCTAAGATATTGGAAGATGGCGGTGGTAATCTGAAACAATCTTACAGAGTCATTTCTATGTCGTTTCAAAAGCTGCAAAACCTATCCAAGAAGTATAATGGAACAGTAAGTGTGATTAGAAAGTAATTCATATATATGGGAAAAGTATATAGAGCACAAAAAGACCCGAATAAGGCTAAGAAACAAGCTGTAGAAGACGAGAATAAGGTGTTACCTAGTTCTCCTTTGTCTGATGCTGCAATGGAACGTCTTGCGCAAATTATGAATGATTCTCCTACAATTGTAAAACTACAAGGTACAGAGTGGGAGATAAGAGCATTGAAGCCCGGCACTCAATGGATGATAGCAGAGGAGGCTTGCAAGATTGTCAAGGGCGAAAACTTATCAATGGGTGATGTTATCAAGGAGTTTGCTATCAACATTCCATCTGTGGCAAGAGTAATTACACTATCCTTGCTCAATGACAAGAAACGCATTGATTCTGAGGAATACCAACAAGTTTACGACCAGTTGCTTTGGGGAGACTATGACATCAAGGATTGGGCAACATTACTCGTTGAGATTCTCAATTTGCTAGATGTGGATTTTTTCTTCGCGAGTACCAATGTGATTCAGACCGTCCGCAATCAAGCTCTGATGAGGAAGAAACAAGCAGCCGAATTATCCCGTCACGAACAGAATACGGACAAATGATAGATTTCTTACGTGCCAACACATGGTGCTCGCAAGAAGAATATAAGTGGAGAATGACCGTTCCGCAGATTCGCCTTGCGTCTATGGATTTTACTCATATAGAGTATATATCGTCAGATAAAGGCAATAATCAGAAGAACGACAAATTAAAGAATGCAAAGGTAATCAATGGTGCAGAGGATTTACGAAATCTCAATGACCTTGGAATACCTATTTTATAAACTCTTAAACTTTTGAATTATGGCAGATTCATCATTAGGAGCAGCTCTAACCATTCCTAAAAGTGCGTTAGATGCTATAGAACAAGCAGACAAAAAATTGAAAGACATACAAGATACGGCTAAAAATACCGCGTCTAGTGTAACACAATCTTTCAAGGATATGTCTGTTGGTACTAAGCCATTCCTTAATTCTTTAGACCAAGTTATAGCAAAACTCGCAACAATCAACGCATCTGCTTCAAATGCAAGCAGTGGTATCTCAAACGTAGGTGCGAGTGCAGGTAACATGAACAATAACATTACGTCAGCAGCACAGAACATTCAAAATATGGTAGCACAGCTATCTAAGATGAATGGTTCTGGCACTAGTGGTATTATGCAAGCTGCACTTGCATTTCAGAGATTACAGGAATCTGCAAAGGGTGCTAGCGGTATGAATATTGCTGAGTTAAAGCAAGAAATTGGTTCTATTGAAAGTATGTTGCGAGATACAACACAAAATCTCACCAAGGCAGACCAAGATGCACTTATTAAGCGAAAGAAGGCATTACAGGATGAGTTGAGATACCAGCAGCAGATGTATAATGAACGTGCTGTTGCTTTTCAGAAGGCTCTCGATAAGATGGTGAGTGCGGAGCAATCATACAACAACAAACAGAGAAAAGCATACGCTGATAGGGCAAAAGACTATCAGACAAGAAACAATAAGACAAATACCACCTATCAAGGTGCGCTCGATTTCTCTGCTACTGCAAATACGCTCAACCGCCAAGTACGCGCTATAGAATATCTGAAAGAGGCTCGTATGAAGTTGTCTCAAACCGATGCTGATTATAAGCGAAAATTGGATATTCTCAATGCTGCAATTGAGCAACATAACAAAAACTTGAAAGAGGCTGGTGTTAATTCTCGCGCGTTGACCGAACAAACATCATATATGGCTGGATATATGTCACGTTGGGCACAGCGTATGGCATTTGCATTCTCAGTGGGTTCTGTCAAGAATTTTGTCGAGCAGATTGCATCAGTCAGAGGTCAGTTTGAACTTTCAGAGCGTTCACTCGAAGCTATCTTGCAGAACAAGCCAAAGGCAGACGAGATTTTCAACAAAACAGTAGAACTTGCCGTTAAATCACCTTTCCGTATCAAGGACTTGGTGGATTACACACGACAACTTTCCGCTTACCGAATTGAGTCTGATAAACTTTATGATACAACCAAGCGACTTGCCGATGTCTCAGCAGGTCTTGGCGTTGATATGGGAAGACTTATCCTTGCATACGGACAAGTCAAGGCTGCTGCATACCTTCGCGGTTCTGAGGTTCGTCAGTTTACCGAGGCTGGTATTAATATGTATGGCGAGCTGCAACAATACTTCAAGGAAGTTAAGGGAGAAGCGTACACGACCGCGCAGATTGTTGATATGATTTCCAAGCGTAAGGTCACATTTGAGGATGTCGAGGCGATATTCCAACGCATGACCGATAAGGGTGGAACATTCTACAATATGCAAGAGATTCAGGCTGAAACTCTCCAAGGTAAGATTTCCAACTTGAAGGATGCTTTCGATGTGATGCTTAATGATATTGGCAAGGCTAACGAGGGCACAATGAAGGGAATGGTAAGCTGGAGTACTTCTATGCTTAATAATTGGAAGGCTCTTGCAGAGATAGGAAAAGCTCTTATACCTATTCTTATTACTCTAAAGGCTAACTCTATGTTTGCAAAGACTAGTCTCGGACAAGCTTTTTCGCAAGCATCTGGTACAGGTATCGTGAGATACAAGGCTCTTTTCGTAAACTCCTTGAATGGAATGAAAAAAGCTCTCAAAGATTTTGGCGGTCTCGTTAAAAGTTCATTATCAGGTATAGGCGTAGGTCTTGCAATTTACGCTGTAGCAGAAGTAATAACTACTGTTTATGATAAGATTTCCAAGTACAACGAGAATGTACGTAAAGCCGAAGAAGAAACCATAAAGGCAAAGGGTGCAATAGGTGCTTTGGCTGGAACGTACAACGACCTAGCAAATGCAGCCACAAATGCAAATGGCAAATTAGAAGGAAAGGATTTAGAAAAGAATGTCGAAGATAGACGTACAACGTTACAAAAGCTTATTGATGCCGCATCAAAAGACGGACTGACTTTTAAAATCAATGTAGATAGTCTCGATGCAAACCAACTTAACGCTACTTTCAGTAAGGTTGAAAAAGAGTATAAAGATTTCATTGATAGCATTGAGGTTATCAGAAGAAATTACGCCAAGAATGATGCAAAAAACACTTGGTTTACTGATGGACTTGATGATGATGCGGACGATTACAAGGATGCCGTGATTGATGCTCTCGCAAAGTCTTCACAAATGGAGAGAGTTGTAGCAAACATTAACGCGAACTACAAACAAGCCACTTCGACCACGAAGAAATACTTTGATGAGATACGTGCAGGTCAAAAGGATAACGAATCCAACATTGACTATATGACACGTATGTATGAGTTGATAAAGAAAATCAACATAGCACAAGGCGGCAGTGACTATAAAATGCCATCTTTCATTGGTACTTCGCAAGCAGATTTCAATGACCTTATCCGTGCAATGAACAGCGTGCAAGATAAGGCGCAAGAATTGAACAGCGAATTTGATGCAGTATTTGGAGACCTTAGAAAAAAATATAGCAATAACCCTATAAAGATACAGGGCGTAATTGACAGAATTGCAGCCGAGCGCGATTGGAGTCAATACGAGAGAGACCTTGCTTATAGACACTTTGGAATCAATGTGTATATTGATAGAGCCAATATGGAGAAGCAAGTATCTTGGGTTGATGATTATATTAATGATTTCTTTGCAAAGAAAAAGTATGGTATTAGCCTCGTTGTCAAAGAAATTGATGACGATAAGGCTTTTGAAGGCTTCCTTGGGAAAGGAGACCAAGCAGCAAAGGCTGCAAAATCTTGGAAAGAAGTTGAAAAGAGACTCGCTGCTGTTGGCAAAAACTCGCCTACAATAACAGTTGATGATACTATCCGAAAGATATTCAAGGCTGGTGAAATTGGAGCAAATCAAATGGTAATTTCTGTAGCCAAGGTGAGAGCCAAGGTTAGGGAATTGAAGAAAGCCGCGACTCAGCAAGCGTTAGCTTTGGGTGTTAACCCTTTCGAAGTTGATGCTAAAAAAAATAGAATCAAACAAGATAAGGCACAAAGAGACATCTTGCAAGAGCGCATTTCTCTGTTAAAGGATATGAACTCTAAATACAACGAGTTGATTAAGACGGAATCAAAAGAGACCGCATTATCTGCTACTCGTAAGTATTTTAAAGAGGCTGCGCAAAATGTAGGATGGAAAGCTTCTGATATTCTGCCAGACGATGCATCTGTGGCAAAACGCATTCGTGAGATTGGTTCTCAGTACAAGGAATTGACAAAGCGAGGTAACGCATTCCGCATTTCGGCAGACATTGATTTGAAAGTTTCCGAGAAGGAATACAACAAATTAAAGGATGATATATCTAGAAATGTCAATGATGCATTCTCTCAGATGGACTTGTATAAAAAACTGAAAGATGAGGGTATGTCTGATGAGCTTATTAAGTCTATGTTTGGAGACCTCACGAAGTCGTTTGATGAAGTACAGGAAGACATAAATAATGAGTTTAATAAGTATATCATCAAAGACTACGAAACTCATTATGGTAAAGATTTCACAAAATGGGGCGATAAGGTTATTCAGCAATACAACTCTGATTTGGAGAATACCGCAGAAGTCATAAGGAAAAAGTTCTCTGGAAGTGATGTCGAAAAAGAATATCTCAATCAGACACAAAAGCTCAATCAGAAAATCGAGCAAGACACGACTGATACTGCTCAAAAACTCTTCAAAGAGTATAAGCAACGCCTGTCAGACCAGTTGCAGCTTGATAGAAAATATATCGCGGATAGAATAGCAATAATGAAGAATTTCTCTGACCCTGAAACTCAGAAGAAATTACTTGATAATATTGACTTGGACTACAAAAAGAAGACTGGCGAAAATACTTGGAAAGATTTTAAAAATAGCGACATGTATGTTCGTCTGTTTGATAATCTAGACCAAGTTTCTTCTAAGGCACTTGATGCGATGGCAGAAAGACTGCAACAGTTGCGTACAGAGCTTAGAGACCTAGACCCAACAGAGTTGAAGACTATTGCGGAACAGATTAATAAGGTCAATGAAGTTCGCAATTCACGCAATCCTTTCAAGGCTTTCACTAGCGGACTTAAAGAAATGATTAAGGCTGGTAAAGACTTAAAAAAGTCGGGCGGCGTAGAAAAGTATGTAGAGCTTAACGGACTTAGAGCAGATTTGACGAGCAAATTGCAGAACCAAAATGCCTATGTTGAGTCTTTGGAACATGAGTATAATGAACTAGCAAAGATTAAGGGTGCGGACGAAAGCGTTGTTTCAGCCTTAAAGTTGAAGTTGGCAACTAACAAAAGCATTCGCGACTCTTTAAAATCTCAGTTAAACCTCACCGATGAGCAGATTGCAAAGCTCGGAACGATTATGACTGAGGAAGAGCAGGCAAAGTCAAAGTTCTCAAAATCCGTGACGGATATTACAGATGTAGTTTCTACAATGGCTAACTCGTTTAATGCTCTGTTTGAAGCACTTAGCGGTTCTGATGCAAATTTGGAGAACACTCTGGATATTGTCAGCAGCATCGGTCAGGCGGTCGGTTCGTACTATAGCGGAAACTATGCAGGTGTCGTATCTGGCGCAATGGGCGCGCTTACAGGCGTAGCTAAACTCTTTAGCAACGAAGGAAAGATTGATAAGGAAATTGCACGCCAAGAACGCGCTGTAAATTCCTTGCAACACGCTTACGAAAAGCTTAAAAAGAGTATGGACGATGCCTTTGATACGCAAAAGCTCTACGAATACAACCAAAAATCGGTCGATGCACTTAAAAAACAGCAGAAGGCGTACCAAGCAATGATTAATGCAGAGCGCGGTCGCAAGAAGCCCGATGAAGGTAAGATTCAAGAATGGGAACAGCAAATTGATGATTTGAACTCTACAATCAAAGAATTAGGTGAGTCTATGACGGAAGCACTTGGCGGTTTCGGTTCTCAGTCTAACTATAAATCTGCTGCTGAAGCTTTCTCGGAAGCGTGGGTAGATGCTTTCAATGAAGGTAGTGATGCACTCGAAGCACTCAACAATAAGTTTGACGAGTATTTCAATACAATGCTCACCAAGCAGTTAATGAATAGAGCTACTTCAAAATACATTCAGCCTATCCTTGAAGCATTCGACAAAGCGGTATCTGAGGGCAGCGAAGGTGGAAACAATGGTCTTGACGTTACCAAGAAAGAACTTGAAGGTATCAAGGAGCTGAAAGACAAGAATCTTGCATTATTCAATGAGTATGCAAAGAACTTGATGGATGTTCTCAACGTCAAACCTGCTGGCAGTTCAAATATCTCTGCTTTACAGCAAGGTATTCAGTCCGTTACAGAATCAACCGCACAGGCATTGGAGTCGATACTCAATTCATGTAGATGGTATATAGCTCAACAACAACAAGACGTTAGAGCTATTCGCACATTATTAGAAGAACGACTCGGAAATGTTGTGTCGCAAGCCATAAGTGGAGGTTCAAGCAACCAAATGATAACTCTTATGGAACAGCAAAGTGGTTATTTGCACCAAATTTGCGATAATTGGGCATCTGTAATGAAGACTGGACACAGCCAAGGCGGTAGAGGTCTTAAAGTTTTTATGAATTAAGTATCTTTAACGTTGTATTTATTGTTTCTTCTGCATTTATTTTGTATCTTTGCAGTATGAAATATACGACTAAAGATTTTGTAAACAAGGCAGTTAGCATACATGGGGATAAATACGATTATTCCCATGTACGCTACATTAATAGCAACACGAAAGTTGAGATTATATGCCCTATTCATGGTTCATTTTGGCAAACTCCAAATATGCACATAGGAATGAAGCATCAAGGATGCCCTATGTGTGGAGGAACTAAAAGAATGACTATAGAAGAGTTTGTTAAAAAGGCAAGGAATATTCACGGAAACAGATATGATTATTCGCTTGCTGTGTACAAAAACAACAAGACAAAGGTAGAGCTTATATGCCAAGAGCATGGTGTATTTGCGATTACACCAAACGCACATTTACGTGGTGACGGATGCCCTTTGTGTTGGGAAAAGAAAAGGAGAAGAGGGGTATTCGGTGTAGGTCGATACGATTACTATCTTCCAATGGATAGTGACCCTATTATTACAGAAGCATACACACAATGGAGAACAATGCTAGGTAGGTGCTACTCGTCTTATGTGCAATCAATGCAGCCAAGTTGTGTAGGTTGTACTGTTTGTGACGAATGGCATAGCTTTAGTAATTTCTTTCAATGGTTTAGAACGAATTATCGTAAAGGGTATTACCTAGATAAAGATATTCTTGTTCCTGGAAATAAAATATATTCACCTGAAACATGTTGTCTTGTGCCAAACGAAATTAATACGCAGTTCTCTTACAAGCGAAAGAAAAGAGATTTGCCTATTGGAGTTATATATATAAAACACATGGGTAAATATGCTGCAAGAATAAATCATAATGGAAAAGATAAATATCTTTGTTTTACGGACAACATAAAGGTAGCTTTTGAAATTTATAAAGAAACTAAAAGACTTGTAATACAAAGCATCGCCGAACGTTGGAGGGGAAATATTGATGAAAAGGTATATGAAAGGATGATGCAATACAGATTAGAAGACTATGTGCCAAAAGAATATTTAGTTTAACAATATCGGTATTTATGAATTAGGGCAAGCTCGGTTTCACAACTGAACTTGCCCTTTTTAATCAACATAAATCTAACTAAACCTTAACTAATTTGAACTACCCACAAATTGAAGAATTATGGGATTCCGACTTCATCAAGGAATGCTTGTAAACAAGCCTAACACCCTCTCCATCGGTGTAATCGACAGTTCCTGCCGATATATTTCTTAAACCTTCACTAAGTATATTCTTCGCTGCATTCAGGTCGCGGTCTATTAACTTACCGCAATTTGGGCATGTATAGTAGCGGTCTGACAATGATAAATCTTCTTTGATATATCCACAACAATGGCATGTCTTTGATGATGGATAGAACCTACCAATTTTGAATATGGTTTTGCCATACCACTTCGCCTTGTACTCCAACATAGTAACGAATGTACTCCAACTAGCATCCGTAATGGACTTAGCAAGATGATGATTTCTTAACAACCCCTTCACATTCAAGTCCTCGCAACAAATCACATCATACTTGCGGATGAGGTCAGCGGAAACCTTTTGCAGCTTGTCTTTTCGACAAGACATGATTTTCTCATGCAATCTTGCTACCTTGATGCGCTGCTTGTTCCATGAGCCACTTCCCTTCTTCTTACGAGAAAGGTGCTTCTGCATCGAAGCAAGCTTCTTTGAATATTTCTTAATGAATTTATTTGATGTGTATCTGTCACCATCGGAAGTTATCACGAAATCCTTCAAACCCAAGTCAATGCCGACACTCAGATTGGTTTTCTCCAAGTCTTCGACCTCAACCTGTGCCATGATGCAAACGTAATACTTTCCGCTTGGTGTAACAGATACCGTCATGTTTCTTAATTCGCCCTTTACATTTTGGCTCTTGGCGAACTTGATACCATCTTTGAACTTCGGGATGAATATCCTGTTTCCCTCAACCTTGAAATGTTGAGGAACGGCAAAGCTACCACCATGTTTCTTCGAGTGGAATCGTGGAAACTTAGTTCTGCCTTTAAAGAAATTCACGTAGGCGGTCTCCAAGTGGCGCAAGGCATACTGCAAGGACTGACTATTAATTTCTCTTAGCCACGAATAGGATCCGGTCTTCTTCATTGCAGTCAGTTCCTTTGCTTGCTCATAGAAATTTGAGCTTTTCTTGGTCTTCTCATATTGTTCCTTGCGCTTGGCGAGAAAATGATTATAGACAAAACGGACACCACCAAAATAATTCGCAAGTATTTTCTCTTGCTCCTTATTCGGGTAAAGCCTAAACTTATATGTCTTCTGTACTATTTTCATTTTCTGATATTTCTAAATATTAAAACTATGCAAATTTAATTCAAAGATACCTCGGAATCATTGACAATTCCTCAATAAATATTCTTTTTCCCAACTTTGCTATTTAAATGAGCTGTAAGACGTTATTTCTGCTCGTCCTTACAACTATTCCACTCTGATGTGTAAACGTGTCCTAACGTCATATTTACGTCATCGTAGCCAATGATTTTAACATCATTATCCTCTCCGTACTCTACAAGGTCACATTTTCCTTTGCATTCAATGCGAACTTCACTCTTTCCGCACACATAAATGCGAGTAACCATATTCTCAGGAACTTCAATTTCCAAATCCTTGCAGTACGCGACAAGAATAATCGTAGAGCGCACCTTGATAACTCCATGAGCACCTATATACATTTCGCTAGTATATCCGTGCTCGTTACATTGATAGAATCCATTGGCAAACTCACCAAACTCTTTCAAAAGGTACTCTTTTGACAATCCCCATCCGAAAGCAATAGAATCAGCCATAAACTCAATTCCGTTAGAATCAAGAGCTATATTTACCAATTCTCGCTTACTCGCGGCAGAATCCCATTTACCCTTATACTCTCCGCACAATCCCAGTCTCAGAGCATTGCGCTTCAATGTTAATAATTCATTACTATTCCCCATACCATTCTCTCAATCTATCGTTAATTAAAGTGTTCACATACGCATAGGTTTTGTCGTAACCGGCAAGTTCGTGACACTTGCGGACACACCGCATAGCAGATTTCTCATTGATGTCCGCGCGCTGTGCAATAACGGCATAGGAAAAACCATAGCGATTGTGCAGAACGTCAAGAACAAAGTTCCTTGCTACCGCTCTCGCAAAAGGAATGTTAGTATTGCCGACATATAAATCATCTGCATTCACTCCTTCCTTTTCCTCAGTACTCATAGCCGTGTTCACTTGTTCGCAAACCATCCGCTCTACCTTATCCATTGTATCATTGCCTAAGTATACCATAGCCGTTAAATCTTATTTTTATCTTTATAAACGTAACCTACCGTATCACAAGGGTATTTATCATCTGGTGATAATACACCTGCATCTTCCATCTTTTGTCTGAAATCCACAGAAACCATGGGAACTAACTTGTGAAGTCTTGAGCCATCGGCGGCAGCCCAAATCGGCTTTAGATACTGAACAGGATTCTTAACCTTTACACCATCCCATTTGATTCCATTCTGAATGAATGGTATAAAGATACCGTCTCGTTTCACTCCGTTAGCATCACACATCCTTACAATCCTGTAATCTCGGAATAGTCCGTATTTCAGTTCTATATACCATTCATTATACATAAGCTATTCCTTTCCTTGATTAAGAGCCTCGGCTGCTTGCTCAGCCAATATTGCCTGCTGACCGTGCTCAAAGTTCTTCTTCAAGTCTTCCTCTGTCTCTTCGGAAACTGGAGTGTTCATTACAGTTTCCAACTCTTTCTGCATACGACCGATGTAATCAAGTTTTTCTTTTGCAAATTTTGCTGCATCATCTGCATTAAGAAACGCTGTAATTGGATGAGTAATGTTAGCTTCTGTGATGATAACCATACTATCAAGCATATCCTGATAAGTAACATCTGTCTCAGGGAAAATATCATTTTCTTTCCCCTTTACTTCGTTCTTCATCGCGACAAGATTTTCAAGCCACGCGAATGTTGTAGTGGTAAGCGCGTGTCCTTCCATATCAACACCGCCCCAACGCTTAAAACGTGCTTCAAATCCAATGTGTGTGTGGAAAATAGCACTATCCTTCAAAATTACGATGAAGAAATGACCGAAGTCGGTAACGCTTTCAACATCTTTTCTGTTGATTCCGTCAACAACTTTAAGCAAACCTGCATTGTTGTCAACAGTCTTCTTTTTTGCAATTCTAGCCATAACTATATATTTATTTTTGTTCTACAATCGTTTTGTACTCGAAATTTCTACATGAAGGATTTTCTTTCGATGTGTATCTCTTCTCCGTGGTATTATGGCAAACCCCATCCTTGAAGAAGAAACAATCCTTGCAAGTATATACCAGCGGAATAATGTCTCCGCAAGCATCATTGTCAGAATTTGTGTATGTATATAAGTCTTTGCCAATACAATATGGGAACTCTGAATCTTCATCGTTCAACAATACGCAATCCTTACAAGTGTATTTAGTCTGTGCCATGCTCCAATAATTTTATTTCGTCTTGGATATAAAACACCGCCTTACGCAAGTCCTCAATGCGCTTCTCGGTCTTTGTTTTGTTTCCATCCACCTTATCCTTGCGCAAGAGATACTTGATAGCGTTCCCTGTATTGAAGTCAAGATGTCTGCAAATATCCAAAGGCTCAACACCGCACAAATCCTTCAACCAAGCGTAATGGGATGGGTGAGATATTTGCTCTGCCTTCCCGTTTGCGGCTTCTCCTTCACCTTTCGTTACTATATCGAACTTTGTACCAAACATCATAATATCCTCCTCGCGAAAACGAGCGACATATTTGTAATCTGTGCTAACAGATGTACATATATAAACATCAGCATCCTTTCTCTCGACATTGAACAGAATAGGGGTTCTGCCACTCTGAATACCTATCGGGTCAAAATTGCATTTTAAGCAATCTTTTTTTGTGATATAAAATCGCAGCCCTACCTTAATATCTTCTTTCTTAATCATAAACTATTTATTTTTACTATTCAAACAAAAAGCTCTATGAGCCATAACGTCTGATGGGTTATGAAAAAGGATAATACAAAAATCACCATGTTCTTTTGTATGAACATTTTGCAAACCACATTCTTTGATAAATCCATTTCCGCTAATATAAGGGTTAAGAATCTCGCGAATTGCGCTGTTATGGCTTGGATGAACTATAATGACACCGCCAGTTTCTCGAAGTTCTTCCAGTTTCTTCCACTGAGCTTCGATGTTCTCGTCTCCATAGAAAAAATCGTAGCCATAAGGTTCTGTGATTTCTCTATCAATGCACATTCCCAAAGGAAGTTCTATTACTATAATCGGTTTCATAATCTATTCCTCCTTATCTTTAATTTCAACGAAATCTCCAATACCAAGACGAGCATTGTTGATGCGAGAGGCAATCCAACCAATCAGGTAGGCAGAAGGCTCGCCGCCGTGTTCCAAGTCAGTATGTTCCTCGATGGCATCGCAGACGTGAGAAGCTTCATGGCAGCAATAGTTCATCGACATAATCTTCTGACACGGAAACGATACAAGAACACCGCGCCTTCTGTCGCTCTTTCTGACAGCATCGGAATACGTAACGCCGCCGTAATCACTATCGGGAGCCTTGCATTTGTCAAAACAGGAATCTATCAGTTCTTTCAAGTCTTTGCCGATGTGTACCCAAAGTTTCAAAGGGTAGATTCCGTTTTCATATTCGTAATATCCTTTCTTCTTCATATTCTCAACTATTTTTGTTTTGATACAATCTCGATAGCAGACAATAATGTCTTCTCGCTGATACCTTTTCCACTACCAACACCATCTTTCTCTATCTTCTCAATAGAACTCTTTATAGAGCATACGGCATCATTTATGCTATCTGCACTACTTATTGCATTCTCGATTGATGATTGTAGCTCGCCAAAACGCTTGTCTATATAATCCTTCAACCTTTCTTCGTGCTCTATAACGGTTACAGTTTGTGAGATTTTCCCGTGCGCCCAGCACCTATCTATGCAATCGTAATAATCACCTTTTTCTTCGCTGTGCTTTTTGCCAGATACAACTCTTAGCTCAACAAAATTTTCTCCGTCCATTACTGCATAGACACCATCTCCAAATGGATATAGTTCGGCTTTTTCGAAATCCGACCTACTTTCATTTCCTTTGTAAGCAACCTTTCCTAAAATATTAACTCTAATCTCCATATCTCAACTATTTATTATGTAACCTACCAATATGCCACTTTGAGCAAACCTTGCATAAGTAAGGATGCCAACCAAGTGCCTTCAACCTCGGAATCTGATTCAGAAACACCCAAGCATCATCCTCAGTCTCGTATGCGACCTTCGCCTTCCATGAATGAACTTTTTTAGTCCAATGTTCGGGGTCTGGTTTGAACGGCGGTACTTTATTAGGATTGTGATGGTTATTCCTCATAGCTCAATGATATTAATGCAACTATCATCAATCGCGATATAGCAATCAAGCGTCTCGCGTCTGTAACCACCGAAATCAATAAAAATTTCAGAATCATCACTTGCGCAAATGAACTCTTTGTTGGCAAGCAATTTATCCTTCGTGATGGCTTTCTTAACATCACTAAAATAAACTCTTCCAACCATAGGTGCATTGATAATGCCACCGACTTTTACCACATCATCATCTGATGTTATATATATGATAGGCAAACTACCGTCTGCTTTCTTGAATTCCTTATTATTTAAAAGCTCTGCTTTGTTCATAAGCCTTTTCAAATTTATTAAATTTACAATCCTTGAATATAGGTTGTTTTAATGTATATGTACATTTAGTAGGTTCTATCCATAAAAGATTTCTCCATTCGTTTGACATACGATTAATTATGTGTCTAATCTTGTCACCATATACAAATTCCAACACCATATCCTTACAATCCTCTGATAATTCAAACTCACTGCTAAGTTCAAATCGTCCACCGCTCCAAACGCATTCAGATGGTTCAATGCCGACTGAATTCATATTGTCTATTACATTATGTATAGAGCCAGTTATTTCTTCAAAATCAGAGTTTTTGATATAAACGTACCATTTATTCATATCAGTTACTTTTTAGTTGATGATTTTTTGCGACCACGTTTCTTTGTCGTGTCGCGCTTGCTAGCAGTGTAATCCAATGACGATTTTTTTGGTCTTCCTGGCTTTCGCTTTACAGGAACGGCTTCTTTATTCGGCAACTGCAACGTCTCGCATTCCTCATCTTCGCCAAATTCGTTCTCGAACTCTCTTCCTTCACGCTTCTCTGAATCGGCATCATAGGCGCGCTTCCACTTTCGCTTGGCAACCTTCAACTGCTCTTTCTTGAATGCCTCTGATTCCTCATGAAGCTTATCGTAGTCTATCTCAGGTGCATCAAACTCACCATCAACACTGCATTCGGGAGTTTTCTCAACGTCCTTTGATTCCATTTCCTTATGAATGCGGTCTTCCTCTGAAATGTATGGCTCATCGTCAACTTTCTGCTTATGACTTGCATTATACTCGTCAATGAACTCTTTAATTTCTTTCTTGGAGCATCCATCTTTTCTCATTTCAGCCAACTCAAACTCGAACTTCTGACGTTCAATGTCCTCAAATCTCGTTCCGTCCAAATCGCTTCCCTCATTGAGTACGTTGATTTTCTTGTTTTCCTCATCAGCTTTCATCTGTTTGTCAATGGCAATCTCCAATAATGCGTGATTAACGTCCGATTCCGTCATTTCATCGACCTCATAAGCCATAGGGTCTTCGCCAAGCTCGTTTTTCAGAAAGTTCTTCTTTGCTTCGATGCATCCGCTCGGCAAAAACTGAGCCTCATCAAGATACATATAAGGATGAATGCTCTTGATAGACATGATAGGACTCGGTGTACCGAAGTCTTGCAAAAGCTTCATGTATTTGTCCGCATTCTGCTGATAAATGCAGTAGCATTCCTCCAAATTGCGCTTCTGAACAAGCACAACAGCCATTATCCAGAATGGGTCTTTACCATCCGTGTAGCGTTTCGGCAATCCCTTCGTCTGCAACGATGCCGCCTCCAACGCCTTATCAAGTGATTCTTCCTTTATTCGCATATATTCTCAACTTTTTAATGATTACAACTCCTCGGAAGAACCATCGCTAATGGTATCGTCTTTCCTCAACTCCCATTCATCGGCAGTCATAATCTCCCAATGACCGCAAACGTCTTGCGCCAATACAGAACCGCGCTTCACCTGCTTGTGAGCACCTGCCATATTGACGGCAGTAACGCTGTAAAGCATATCGGTAACGTCCAAACCATCATCGACCGCATCGGTTGCTTTCTTGATGTCTGTAACGATAGGGCAGTCGAACAATGCCTTGATGTTTTCGCCCTTGACCTCAATTGATGTCTTGTATTTGTTCATAATTCGCATATATTTTAAAGCATCCACCGACCGTAGAAGGAACTCGAACCTTCTGTTTGCCTAGACTTGTATCTAAGAGATACGTCCTACCGCCTTGCGGATGCTGTCGTTTCTATTTTCCGCCATTCTTCAACCAATCTTCAATCGTGGTACTGTCACCATCAAACGACTGACCGAAGACGTTTACCAACTTAACCGAACAAAGCAGATACGGAATGTTCTTGATGTTATCCGTTGATGGCTCTGTAGCATCCTGTACCAAAAACAACGCCTTCTTCTGTCTGTAATCGTCATACCAGAGAATCAGCGCACCCTCCAAGTAAGCATACAGACTATCCCATGCTTTCTCGGCAGCTTTTATCTGCTCTGTGATGGAAAGCTCGGTAGTTCCGTCAACATCATACCCGAACACGCAGACTGACAACGTAGCGTTGGTGCTCTCATGCCTAGCATTCGGGTCAACGAACACTCTCAACGCGTCACTCTCAGGATAGCTCTCGGTATATACACCTTTCTGCTTACCCTTGGAGTTCAATCCGTCCAATGACTTGTAGCGGACAGAGCCGCCGAAATCATCCTCCAGACTCTTGCGCAATCCGTCTGCCTTCCAAGCACCCTGCTCGGACTTCAAGTAACGCTGTATGTAGAATTTCTTTTCTGCCATATTCCAAAGTCGGTAATTCGTAAATCAAACATTTATGCTGCAAATATACGCCAAAAAATCAAGCCAAAAATGAACTTTACATAGTTTAACAAATTGCAAATTTGTACAATTTTCCCCATATCCCCAATTAAATATATGTTATCCGCATAAATCAGATTTTTCATATTGAAAATTTAACATTTGAACTCTTTCCCATATAATAATAACACGTAAATAAACTATTGTACCCTCGCGCGCAGCCGTAGTAGGGGATGTCAACCCCTGTATATAGTAAACTATATACTCATCCCCTAAGAAGAATGCTTCGCAAACAACCCCTGCAATAGACTATCGAAACTGCAAACCATATATAGCAAAAACGAACCTTAAAGTAGAAAGTAGTCTTACTTTTCCGCAAAAATATAAATAGCTCAAAATTCGCGTTCTGAGACGTTCAAAATAATCTGGTAATAAACTACACCACGAAGCTGTATAAAACGCTACCTGACGCACGAAAATAAGCGAAAATGAATATCTCGAAAACTTATGTAAAATCAAAAGTAGATATGATGTTCTAGAAAATGCTCAAAATTCGGTAGAAAAGCGGAATTGATAAAATTATAGTATTTTACAAAAAATAAAAAATAAAAAAAATAAAAAATTTTCGGAAGAGAGCTGACCCACCCTGCGAGTGCCAAAAACGGGGGTGTGGGGTGCAATTTGCCCTATATAGGTATAAATCACTGAAAATCAATACATTATTTGCGACAAAAAGGGACGTTTTCGGGCAAAAACACCACAAAAAGCGGCTTTTTCGTTTCTGTTTCTGCTTTCTGTAAATTATCCAAAATAAGAGAAAAAGCAAAGAAACAAAAAGTAAAAAGATAGAACGTTTCTGCAAAGGTGCTGAAAAACTCGAAATTCCCAAAAAGTTTTCAGTTTAGAATTAATCTAAATAAGAAACAAAAACAGAAAGCGAGTACAAACAGAGCGAAAAACCAAACATTAAACTTTATTTAGAAATAATCTAGATAACTAAAACGTACAATATAAGCGGCTGTAAACGTACCAAAAACGAAATATAGTACTATCATATATTATCAAGCTAGAAAACGGCTGCAAAGATACTCAAACAGCAAAACAGATACTTTCTATCTATCAAGCGAGAAAAAGCCTATAAACGGCAAATAAAATCGTTTTAGATTTTTTCCCTATATATAAGGTACGCGCACACACTATCATATAAGAAAACGGCTGCAAAGGTGGTTTTATGAGGCTGCAAAGGTGCAAAGATAGGGAAAACATATAAAAGCATACAATAACCCCGATTTAACCTATCATATTGCAAAGTGGAGATAGCATTTTATGTAAGAATTTCGGAAAAAGCAATTATTTTCAAGAAAAAACCACAAAAAACCAAACTTTTTTGCCGAAATATTTTGCAGATACGGGAAATTGTCGTACCTTTGCATCGCAATCAAGAAACAACGAGATTACTTCTAAGCAGAGAAATCCTGTTATATCTATATTGTGTGTTCTTTGGCTTATTTACATTTAGCGTAATAAAATCTATCTTATATATTTGTGCGCTGGTATCTTATCATATAACGTATTACGTGTAATACAACATATTAGATATTAGATAACAACAATACCAAAATATAAGGTATACGGATAAAGGCTAACAAAGCGTATCGTGTGATATGTTGATGATACTATATAGTGTATCGATTATTAGGTTTGTTGTTTTCCGTCAAGGTTAAAAAACGGAAAAGCGGCTGCATGCTAATTGCAGTAGTACTAATTACAAAAAAAAACGGATAGGCTATTATAAGGAATGTAGCTACATTCGTACTTATTAATAAAGCACTGAAACATTCAGAAGTGAGTAGAGAAAAGCTAGAGTACCGAAATAAATTGAATGATAAAAGAAAGTCAATACATATATAAGTACGGTTATTGTAGGCGAAAACATCAGCCTTTGGCAATTGTGCGATTCAATTGGTAGCCACAAATTAGTAACTAAAAAATAAAGCAATATGATTACGACAAGCAAATTTTCAGATGTTGCAAAGGTTTTAAAAGGACTTGCAGCAGTTTATAGTGTTCAATATGGCTCTTCATTTATTGAGTCTGATATGAAGATAGATATTGATACCATAAAGAAAGAGTTTGCCAACTGCAACGGCAAAAAGTACGGATTCGCATTAACAATTGGCATCCGTAAGTCTGGCACAAATAACTCATTAGGTAGTATGTTTCGCACATTTCTAGAAGATGGCGATTTTGTTGCTTTGTTCACTCTTGAATTTGATACCCAATTAAAAGTGTGGAATATCAAGAAAGCAACAAAAACAGAAGAGTGTTATTACTAAAACAAAAAACCCACTACCTTAAAAAAGTAGTGGGCGAATCAAGTTAAAAGAAAAACTAATAACTTATGATTACTTCTAAGCGTTTGCAAAGTTATTAGTTTTTTCGGATATAAGCAAATTAATTAGTAACTTTTAAATATTTTAGGTATGGAATTAGAAAACGCATGGTACAATTTTATCACTGAGAATAATATTGCTACCGAGAAAGAGGTTAATTTGGTAACTGATATTAGCGGTTATTCAGAGAGTACGTTTTTAGCTATCGTATACGCTCGTACTGGATATAGAAGTTATGAGCAGTTATTGGATGATGGCTATACAGCAAATGAGAAATTAAGCGAGTATTACGATATTTAATATTGGAGGGTGTAATATGGTAGTTTTTGAAAAGATGTGCTTGAACGCACAAAGAATGGTATTATATGTAAATAATACACGTGAATTTTATGATATTAAGTGTGAAATAACAAAGGTTATTGAGGAATATCTGAAAGCTAACAAATTTGTTAGTGTAGTTAGATTAATGAATAATGATACTTTGAAAGATTTAGTTTTCAAGTCTGCAAAGTATCATTTTAAACATGATGGAGAAATGCCAACTCAAAAAGAAAGAAAGCAGGCTTGTGCTTATCTCGCTTGTGCTATTATCAATACGGCAAAGGATAATTTGAATTTAAACTAATTGGAGGGCTATATATGAAAAAGTTAGAATGGTATAATTTAAAGGCTTGCAAAGAAACTAGAGTGCAGACTCTTATTGCAGCAGGTTTTAACCTTAAAACAGATTTTTCCGTTTGGATGGTCGCAAGCTAACTATTTTGTGCGAGTGTATGAAAGCGGACGGCTACAGATACGATTCTCCGCTTGGTCGTTCACGTTTGCAGTCTTATTGGTATAGCTTGCAGAGTGTTTTTGATAGAATGAACAAGTAATAACAATAACCTTTGCACTCGCTTATTTGTGGGTGCAAAGGTACAAATAATATAAGGATATGAACACAAATACAAAATGGATAAGTACGAATTATCGACATATAATGTTTTTTAATGATGTATTCACTTTTGAGGTTGAGGCTAAAAAAGCAAATATTAGTTTAGGTAGCCTTCTTGAAAAGCATACTCAAATGGTACACAAAGGATTTATAAACTCTTTCTGTGTGCTTGAAAATTCTAGTAATATGGTAGTATTGAAAGTTACTGCAAAGGTCGATAGGCTAACATCTTTAGATACTACATCATTAACTCTGGAAATTGGTAACATTAAAGATTGATTTGGATATGGATATAACAATACCTTTCGTTTTTAGCATTATTAGTTACGTGCTGGGGATTATTGTAGGGCGCAATTGGAACAGATACGTAAAAGAGTAAATAACCTATTAAACGCAAAGAAAATGAAAAATATAGGCACAATAAAAGAATTATTAGAAAATGCAGGTAACTTCAATGGGTGGAAGGGTAATATTTGCCTTTATTTTACCAAAAAAGAAGTAAGAGCATTAAAATGTTATGGAATAACTGAAAATATGGATATAAAACAAGCATATTTGAAAGTATCATAAAACATATTGGATAGGTGCAAAGATAGTCGGTATCTCTAGACTGTTCGATTCAGTTTGCACCACAAAATAAGTAACATTAAATAATTAGCAATATGAAAGAATTAAAGAAATTAGCATTAATACTTCGTGCTTTGGGTATTACTGCAAAGGTAGAAAGAGAAAAAATTACCTATAATGGTGTGCATGAATATGATAATAACTTTTGCGAGTGTGACAAAGGTTTAGTGCATTTCGATGTTTGGAACGATGATGGAGAGTTTGAGCTGCATTTTACCTTTAAAGATACTTTGATTTATGATACCTTATATTTGGATAGTCTATTGCAAGTTGTTAGCGAAATAACTAGTACTATCTCCAAATTTGAGGATTAAATAATAGTGTGTGTGTGCCCTTATCTTTTCCCTTTGGTACACTTTACCAATTAGAAAAAGATAAGGGCACACAAAGTAAATAAACGGCTAAATTTAGAAAGTTATGAATAAATATAATAACTACACAAATGAACTGAAACGTATTGGAGTACCTAATTATGACGGAAAACAATATGAAGAGTATTTTAAAGAGATTGCAACCTCTTATGTACTTTGCAACCTTTCAGGAAGGCAAATGGCTTATGTGGCTGTAAAGATGGCAGCACAAAAAGAATTTGGTTTTAATGAATGTATGAAAGAGTTTGATATTGCTTAATACATAAAGATAGAAAGATATGAATGAGATAGCTTTGAAGAAATTCGTTATTATAAGATATTTGTCTTGTTGTAACAAATACCCTTATGGATATGGGAAATATACAGAGAGTGTTGGAGATTCCCGCTTAACATCTTTAATATGTGATATTCTTGACTATCATCATCCACACCATGATAGTATTTATAGAGATGATGCAAAACGGATATTAAAGTATATAGACACAAAAGACAAAAAGTATTTGGATGGTGCTTTTACATCATATTACAAAAACAAATTAATTGAATATATTGCTTAAAAGTTACTATAGCCGTGAGTAGTTAGAGACTACCTCCAAAAGCGAGATTTGGCACGGCACAATGTTAAATTTAAAAAGATTGGAACAATGAAGGAATTATTAGAAAACATAGGTAACTTTAATGGATGGAAAGGAAACATCTGTCTTTACTTCTCTAAAAAGAAGGTTAGAGAATTAAAGCGTTATGGAATAACAGAAGATATGGATATAAAACAGGCGTATTTAAAAGTAAATTTGGAATAGAGAATACCATTTGGATATGAGTAATACAGAATTTAAAGATTTTGTTGTTTGTATCTTAAATAAAGGGTGGATGCATAATAATGAATTCATAGATACGACGAAGTTTGAAAAACGCTTGGATAATGCAAAGTATCTAGAACGTTTCAAGCATCGAGTAGAAAATAAAGCGGAAAGATATTGTATTAGCGAGCATGATGCAATATTCAGTATTTTCCGTAATACTAATATTTTAAATAAATAGAGATATGAGTGACAAAGAAATGAATTTGGCTATCTTAAACAAGTTGTATGAGATAGCCTTTGCAGTATGGGAGAAGATGGCAAAGGTAGCCGATTACGGCTCTTATACTGCAAGCGAGATTGCTGATATGTTAAATAAGGAGTTCAATTTTAGCAATGAGCAAAATGAAGACGAAAAGGTAACTGTTAGTGTTGGTACATATACTTGCAGTTTCCCTTTGAAGAATATCTTTTATTTTGTTTCAGTCTTCGAAAAGCTAGCGAGTGTTGGCAGAAATGCAAGGCAATTTGTATTTGAAGAGTCGGGCGAATTATTGGGAAAGGCTACCTTTGAAGTAAGCAAAGGAATGAGCGAGCTTTGCAAATTTGTTGCCGATGATGAGTTGCGCCCTGTTATGAACTATATCATATTGGATGCAGCTAACAATTGTTTGGTTGCAAGCGATGGGCACAAATTGCTTTCTTTTCCGACAAAGGTATTGGAATATTCGGGAGATTTATCTAACTTCTATATTTGCCCAAAGAAATTTGCTTTGATGTGCAAGAAAATGAAGAAAGGAGAAATCTATAATGTTACAGCCACAAAGGAAAGTGTGGATGGTAATGAGCGCAATAAATTAGAGTTTGAGGGTATTACTTCTAATATCGGCTACATTGGCAGATACCCAAATTGGAAGAGTGTTTTTCCAAAGGTATCAAATGAACTCGCTTTGCACTTTGATAAAAACGCTTGGAATGAGATAAAGAAATTCTGTAAGGTTGCAAAGAAAGATGGTGCAAATACTATTAGTTTGCACGGCTTATCTGGAGAAAGTAAGATTACCTTATCTTATGATGATTGCAAGCGTGAATTGGCTATCGAAAACAAATTGCAGCATACCATTGATGATGTATCATTTATGATTAAGTCTATTGTTGCTTTCGGTAGTGTTGATACCTTATATCTCGGTATGTCTTCTTCTCATGCAGCAGTTGCAACAAATAGTCTTGGCAATATCTATTTGCTTATGCCAGCCGTATATGAGGATAGAGGTTATTCTATAGATACTAGATACGTTCCATTTGATATAGACGTATTGGAAGAGCGTGCAAATGAGTGCACAAATGAGCCTACAGAAGACGTTATTCCTGCAAAGGTGGATAATGTTACAGCTGAGGAAAAAGAGTGCGCTACAGAGGATAAAACAGAGCAAACGAATAAATCTGCAAAGGTAGTATCATTGGATAAGTCTAGCAATAAGTTTAGCTTTGATGCTATCGGTGTAAATGTAGGCGATGCACTTACCTTCATTGATGGCACAAAGGTTATTGCAGCAGAAAACAATAAGATTATATTCTGTGGAGAACTGTTTACATTGTCTGGATTCTGCAAAGAGTTTATGCCTGATGAAAAGCGAACAAAGAGTAATTCCTATCGTGGATGCGCTTTCTTCTTTAAGGATGGTGTAAAATTGGAAAAGCTATTTAAGGAGCAGCAAAAGAAATCATTGGTATCAAAAGAAGAAATTGCAGCCGTACATGATGATACACCGAGCGAGCCGATTGATTGGAAAGGAAAGGTATTTATCGACTTCAAAAATAAGTTGGCATATAAAGTTTCTGGGTACAATACAATAAAATACCCTCATTACTTATATACAGAGATTAGAGCCGATGGGAGTTTTCTTTGGCACGGTGGAGCAGAGAAAAGCGAGTTTGATGAAATGATTTCTCATTGTATGGTTATTGAAAATACAGATGAGAATACCATAATGGATGTGATTCATACATATTTGAATGATGTGCCAAATGAGCATCAGGCGAGCGAGAAATGCACCGAGCGGACAATTACACCACCTGCAAATGAAAACGTCTCAGAGCGCAAAGAAACGGCTTCAACCGCAAAGGTTGTGGCTATCTCTATCGGTGTTCCTGTATGTTTGGATATTCCACCGAACAATATGCGGTTGGATATTGCAGCAAATAAGCCGTTAAATGCGGCTGTAGGCGATTGCTTATGTGGTGTTGGTAAAGTAGTACATACACTACCTTTGCCACCTCCACGGAGCAAAAGAATGAGTGAATTAATAACATATACAAACTTTTATAATACATCATAAAATGAACGTAAATCAATTAAGAAAGGCTATTAAGGTAGCCAAAACAGAAAGTAAGGTTATTTACATTGCTATCCATAATAGCCGTTTTCATATAGACTTCAATAATTGCAAGTATAGAGTAGACGGAACGAATGAGCTACTTATAATTAACGACTCATTTCTTAAAGATACTATCGTCTTGGATATTCATCAAATAATGTTTATCGAAACAAATTTCAAACATTAATCAATATGAAACAGACATCATTACCAGAGGTTATTTACTTAAATGTTGATAACCTTACTACAGAGAATAATAATGCTGCATTGGTAGCGAGTATTGAAGAACCGATTAATATTATCGGTGTAATTTAATAACAGAAAGGGTAAAGATATGAACAAATTGGAAATGTTGATGATAGCAGAATCAAAGAAGAATGCTATTGATGAAGACGTTATCAAGCGAGCACAGAAAGAAGAGTATGAAAAGGCTAGAAAGTGGAAGAAAGATACACTTGAAAAGCTGAGTTTCTTGAAGAGTTATGGATGCGAGTTTGAGAGTGACCGATTTCGTAGTAGCTTTCTTATTCACCCAAAGAAACGTGGAACGATAGAAGTTGCTTTAGTTTGGCACTATGAGGATTTTGCAGGTAAGCACAATAGCATTGCTAGATACCATACAGAAGAAAACCTCATAATCAATTGGAATTACGGAATATGCGGTGGCGAATGCTATTCTAGAAAATTATCGCTAGATGATTTCGTGAAAGCTTTGGTAAGACGTGGAATTATTAAAGTAGAGGGTTAAGCTATGAAAGTATATGTAGTTATCACTTCATACCAACATGGATTGGGTGAGGCAGTTGAGGTTGAGGCAGAAGTCTTCGATACCATATACAAGGCTAGAAAAGCGATGGAAGATAAAGGTCTGAACACATTGGAAAGCTATAAGCATTCATTGGATTGTGACGATTTCCAAATCAGCGTTTCAGATTTCTTCTATCATATCTCAGACAACGAAGGTGAGACGTGGGATAATTTCGATATTGTAGAACAAGAATTAAAGTAATAAATCATTATTAGAGAAGGTGTTTGACAATTAATTATAGGAGACAAGAACATGAATACAGGTTATGTAAAAGCGGTATTGGGTGATGCCAAAGACCACGGATTTAGAGGAACTATCAATTTGGTTGGTGGTACGAAGATAGGTTTTGATTTCGGTAATGATGATACCTTCTTCCACTGCAACGCAAAGGATAGAACACTTACTATTGGATGCAGCAGTACAGTTGTACTCACACACAAATACATTGATTGTGGCTCTATTCAGTACATTGAGACAATTGAACGTACAAACTAATTATAGGAGATTATATCATGTGGACTAAAGAGATTGAAGACTGCTTATCCAAACTTACAAAAGAAGAGAAGCGAGTATTGAAGAGAACTATCCTCAAAGGTAACTTTGGTAGTGATAGTTGTAGTTTTAGAAACATTCTTGGCGATATTTCAAAGCAAGAAACTAGATGCTGGGTGTATCTGACTAACTATAGAAATCCATCTACTAGACGTTTCTACATCAAGAAGACTGAGGATATATTCAAGTCTATCCGTGCAAAGTTATGCCCAAATGGTAATATTGGTCGTTTCTTTGTTTATCAGAAGGAATGGTGGGGAGAAAACACAAGCGACATTATCCGAGTTCCTGAAGATATTCATATAGCATTGGAACAGTGGGCAGACGATGGTATTGATAAGGCGGCTCATTGCCCTATCAACGAAAAAGACCTTGGCATTGACGAGTTGTTAGAAGATTTGTTCAATGATGGACATTATTCTTGGAACAAAGATAATACAGAAAAGGTTGGATTTGTCGGCAACGAGCCAATATTGGTACGACAGGAAACCGATAACAAATTGTTGGTTAGATTCCTTGGCGATGCTTGGTGTCCTGATGTTGTTGAGGAATGGGTGAAGAGAATTGAACATGATAAGAACAATGATGTAGATTACGTAATTGATACTTATATGTTTGGAGTGATTGAGAATGACCAAGAGCGTAAAAGTAGAGATTTTCATGTATCATTCTGTTATCGTGGATAATAAATAGCAGAAAGTAACGTTTATAGTAATAAGAGATAGGATAGGAGATAGGAGAAATGAAGACAACAGAAATCAAGAATGAAGGTGGCGCATCTGTAAAATACGACATCGTGAACATCGGCTGTAAGGATTGCCCTTACTGCATGATGGCAGAAGGTCACTACCTTTGCCGTTCTGACAAAAGCTGCAACGCAAAGGCAAACATGACCGATGATGATGAGCCAAAACAGAAAGTAATAATATACAGTCGTGTCTCTACTGAGAAGCAGACATTGGAGCAGCAAGAAAGAACAATCAACGAATGGTTGAATTGTCACAATCTGAAAGCTACTCACGAAGTGAAGGAGGAAGGAGTATCTGGTAAGGTATCTTATAAGGATAGAAACCTTGGTAAGGTAGTGTTGCCGATGCTTGATAAGGGTGATATACTTATCGTGTCTGAAGTCAGCCGTATCGGTCGTTCTATGAGCGACATCAACAAGTTTGTAAATGATGAACTGAAACCACGTGGTGTGCGCTTGGTTATCGTTCAGATGGGCATTGACCTTGATTGCAGCCATCTGAAAGCGATAGACGAAATGCTACTGTTCGCTTTCTCATTCTCAGCACAGATGGAGCGTGAACTCATACAGGAACGAACACAGAGCGCATTGGAAGTACGCAAGCAGAAGTTGGCACAAGACGGAGAATTTATCTCAAAGTCAGGTAAGGTTGTAAAGAAGTTGGGCAGACCTAGAAAATGTGACTTATCAAATGCACAGAAGGCGGCATCGGAAAAGCGCAAGAAAGAGGCTGCTGAGAAACCTTGCAATAAAGCTATATGGAATGTGGTTAAGAAGTGTACCAATGACTTCACAGAATTGACAACACCTAACTTTGCCGATGCAGCTATGATGTTGCAGCAGATGGGCGTTTATTCGTCCACTGGCAAGGTTTTGACGAAAGAACTAGTAAGAAGTGCGTACTACAATCTACGCTCAGTCTATGGCAGTCAGGTTTATTTCAGACGTGGTTCTGCCAACTATCGTGTAATGCGAGAAAAGGGTATGACTGATGAGGAGATTCAGCAGTATTACAAGGAACTGAATAACAACAACAATAATACGGAGGAGGTTTAATTTATGGCATTCTTAATAGCAATTTGGCTAATCGGCACATTGTTCGATTGCGCCATGGGCAGAAATAAAGATTAAAATTTCTACCTTACACACAATATAATGACACATATTGCGTTATCTCTTGAAAATAATATAAATATTCAGCCCTCGCCAACACGGATAAGGCATTATATATGAAATTACAAGACTCTACAGGAAAAATAGTAGATAGAAGAAAGGTGTATTACGTAACTATCTATAATAGCAGACACATGATTGTTGCATTCTTAGGCAGTAGTTTGCATTACGTTTCATCAAGAACTGATGCTGCTTTGTTTGACACAAAAGAGGATGCAGAGGAATTGATGAAAAAAGCGGAATCAAACGGAATTTGTAATACAATACCTGATTTCGCAAAAATGACGGTTTCGTCTGATACGCAAGTCTTACTCCAACATTGGCATTTCTAGCCATACAATACCCATAACAAAAATTAAGCCCTCGACAGCACGGATAAGTCAAGAAATATGAAAGCAGCAGAAGTTAAGACATTAGGTCAGTTAGTGGAGTTCATCAACGAGCGTGAAGAATGGTCTCTTGAAGTAACAGACATCATTGAGAGCAACGGATGGCAAGATATTACTGGAGAAGAGCGTGGTGTCTGCCTTGATGCAGAAGGAAACGAAATGGTTGTTATCAACGACAATGGACAAGCTGAAATCAACTATGACCCTAAGTCTTGGTATGGTCTCGAAGATTAATTGATACAGGAAAACCAAAAAATAATTTTGAGTTTTCTATGTCACAAATACAAATACAATTATGGAAAAGGTTTTAATGTTTATGGCAATTATGATTGCAGCTTTCTCTATGGTGGCTTGCAGTAGTGATAGCCGTGAAGATGAAGTACCAGACAATCCGCAAGATAAAAAAACGACTTTGGCGGATTACGAAGGAGTATGGGAAAACGGAAACGATGATATGTTTTTTAGTGTGACTTCTGACGGATATGTATTATATAATCTATGGGAATGTATGCTTGGAAGAGGAAATGGAACGCTAAGAAATGATACTCTTATCGTAAAGAATGAATATTCTAGAAGAACAGATTCTTTGGTGCTTTACAAACCTGTCGAAGACCAATTAGCGATTAGAGGTAAAGTGTTTGGTAAGGACACAGGCAAGGCATACAATGCTAATGGTTTGTATTTTAGTCTCAACAAAGAAAAAGTGCCAATAACATCCTTCGCTGGCGATTATTGGACTACACCAGGTGGTCTAAATGCTTATTTTGGTAGTTTTGATGAAAAATATATAGTCTTAAACGATTATATATTCCAAAGACAAATAAGCTACAAGTCTGGTCGTTATGAAACACGTGAATATTATTATGTTCCAAGAGAAATAAATTCAAAATTAGGAACACGGAGATTATATTATGCAGGATATAAAGATGATGAAGTGGTGCATTATGATTATTTTCCATCAAGATAATTATTCACCAACATATATAACATCATGTTTTTGTACTTAATCATTATCCTTGCTGTATATGGTGCAATCTGTATATTCAAGGGTAAGTAGAATTTGGCTGGCTCATTCGTTTGGGTCAGCCTATTTTGTGGAATATGACGCAAAAACTATCGCACCGATAAATCATACCAACAGACTATTTTAACCAATTACAGAAGAAATTTTCACTATCTCTTTGAGTTCTCAGATATTTTGCCTATCTTTGCAATGAATTTATCATCTTGGGACTCATATATCTATCTCAGCCCTGCCGTTGGTGCTCAATGGTGGGGCTTTACTTTCGCATTTCTTTTATACCTATCATATCGCCCTGCATCATCATTTTTGGTGGTGTGGGGCATTTTTGTTTTGTTAAACAGAACTAAATTTTTAGATATTTGTAAACCATTATTATCTCCCGAAAATCCCCGTATCCCTATCTAAATATCATATATTGATATTATATATAATTTTCTCGCATTAATCTTCCTTTCGTGTTGTTAATAAGCGTTTTAGGTACATTTTGTAATCCCAAAAATAATGCTTACCTTTGTATCGCAATTCAGCAGTACGAGGGTTGATTCGCACTAACATTAGCAAACAAAACCTTGTAGAAATATAAGGTTTCATTATAAAAGAGACCCTCAAACAGCTCGTACCTGTTTGGGGGTTCTCTGATTTTAGGCTATGCGTACATTAAGTATCAGAATGGATTTGGTAAGGCAATATGCTTACGGTGCTACTCCACAAGAGGTGAAGCAACGCAAGGAGTTGCTTTGCTTTGCTATTTGGTGCAAGATGCAGCATAGTAATTCAGTAATGTTCCAACTTACAAAGAAAGACTTGAAGGAACGTCTGGGAATAGGTTACGATAAGGCTAAAAGATTGATTAGTCAGGTAAACGAAGATTCTCTGTTCACCAATCTCAGTAATGGTCGTTTTATCGTAAACACATTCAAGGACAAGGAAATCAAGTACAATCGTAAGCAGGGAACATACAAAGGTGCTTTGGTTTGTAAGATGCCAGTTAAAAAGGATTTTACTCTCAAAGAAATATATTCCATCCTTAACAATATCCTCTATACATTCGTGATTTGCGGTGCAGAAGATAACAGTTTCAACGTTGATTACAACTCGGTGTGTATCCCGATGCAACTTACCACGAAAAAGTTTATGAGGGTTGTTAATATGGGCTATGGTTCTGTGAGTAGAATAAAAAAACAGCTTATCAGCAGAGGAAAGATTAAATCATCCTTTGCAGAGCAGCACGTGGCAGATGATAGAATCGAAGGACAGAAGGAACTTATATTGCAAAGATTTGGTAGGAAGTCATTTACTTATAGTAGAGGACATTTTCATTATCTTATCATTCCTTGCTCTTACTCTATTGAAGACCGAAGAATATCTGATAGCTTCAAGTTTCAGATATATGACTACGAGAAGAACAAATACAGATGCAATGGAAAAGGCAAGTCATTTGCTAACATCATTGGTAGTGATGACCCTCACGACAACTATTGTGGTGGGTAATTTTTGCCGAGTCTTACTTTGGATATGTTTATATTAGTAGTTAGTTGAGGTTATATGTGTTTTATATTTTATAGAAGGCTGACACGCACGTGAAAGCCAAGATAAAAGAAAAATTATATGAAGAAAATAGAAGAGGAATACATTAAGACTGAATATAAGGTTGTTGCCTATGATGTTTATGTTGATAATGTATGCAAAGGTAAGAAAGGGGCTTGTAGTTCTGCTTATCTTGTGCTCAAAGATGGAAATGTTGTCGGGAAGTCTTCATATTTTGCCGATTCTATTTCAAAGGTCAGAGCGCAATCAATAGCCATTACGAGGTCTATTCGTGAATTGTGTAAAGGTGCAAATCTAATTACGGTTCACTTGCCTGAAAACGCTCCGTATTATGATAATCTCGAAACAAATGAAGAGATTACAAATGAAACAAAGTCGGGTGATGTTGTCCTTGCATTTAGAAAGCTGACAGAAAATGTAGAGGTAATTTTCGAGGTTACAAAGTGGTACACAGCCGATAAATACAATACGCAAGTAGAGGAGATGGCAAAGGCAGAATATGAGAAGAATTTTAGAGACCCAGGAGATAAGCCAACTTATCAAGAATTTTGCGATTACTGCAAAAAGACTGGATGGACAGAAGAAGGATTTGATGATGCACTTTGGAATTTTCTCGAAGGTAAGAAATGGTTGACAAAGAAAGGCACTAAGCCTAAGACTTGGCAGAGCTTGGCGAATGCCTACAATCCTACCATAAGAAAGAACGATGATAGGTTTATGTCCGTGGATGAGTTAAAGAATAAGAAACGTAAGGAAGCAATGCGTGAAGAAGTGGAAAACAATAAATATACAGGTCACTACATTTGCTATACTGACGGAAGTTGCGATAACTATTCCACTCATCGTGCAGGAGGTTCTGCTTATATAGTGATTAATGCGGAGACTGGCGAGATAGAGAAAGTAAAGTCGTATCATACGTTGGGTACTACCAATAATCGTATGGAAATGCTTGCAATTATATCTGCCGTAAACTATTGCCCGAAAGGTTCACATATAGTTGTCGTGTCGGATTCGAAGTACGCTATCAAGATGTTTAAATTCACAAACTGGGAAATTGGAGATAATATCAAAAATCCCGATTTAATTAAGATGTACCGAAAATGTGCGGAAGGAAAGGATATTCGTCTTGATTGGATAAAAGGACACGGAAAAGATAACATGAATGTTCAAGCAGATTGTCTGGCATTTATGGCATACGAACGAGCACTTGAAGAGAATAACCTTCCGATGGCTCCTGAAAAATACAGAGCACAAAGGAGAGGCAAACTGACGTTAGAGGAGACGGCATAATGGGTGAATATATAACAAAAGAGCAAGCCAGTGAATTTAGTTGCACTGGCTGTGCTTTCAGAAAAATAGCAGAAAAAGGTTCTCACAAGGGTAGCGATATGTGTTCTGCACCTGATATAGAGCCTTTTAGAAGCTGTATGAAGAATAAAGTCGTGTTTATTAAAAAATAATATTTATGGATAAGGTTATTGAAGGAACGAAGTTCTTTAATGAACTTCTCGTAGAAAAAGGCAAAATGACAAGAGACGATTTTGCTGCCAGTCGCAGAGCACTACGCCGCTCATACCAAGACGAAATGGATAAACTTGCTACAGAATATGCAGTAAGAAATTCCATTTATCATGTTGGTGATAAAGTGATAGTGAATGATTCATGTTTTGCAAATGTACCTTGCACTATTATTAATATAAAAGGCATATACAACGTAGTGCATGAAAAAGGAGTTCCATCAATAGTGTATGATGTCAGAATGAATTTCGACAAAGAAACATACCAAGTTAGAGAAAATGATATTGTTGGATATGAATAGTAACGTTTAAATTTAGAGAATATGTTTGGAGAAGAAATTATCACTCGTAAGTGCGTAATAACGTTTACAGGGGGAGGCCGTCCGAAAACTTAATTAGGGAAGCAAACAACTGAATTGAGCATTT